GTAAATTTATAGTAAAATTATCATAATTTAATATCCTGTTTAAAGACCATTAACGTTCTAACTAGTTTTAACTATATAATCATTACCTTTAACAAGTGTTTTATAAATTTAGGGTTACCATTTTTAGGGAATTTTTATTTGATTATAAAAAGTCCAAATTTCAACACAAGAATCATGTGTTGAAATAATGATATTTCTATGAAGCTTTAAAAATTCTAATTTAGGGTTAACTTTTACTAATAAAAATTGATAATTAAATAGAATCAATATTTATATTTTAAAATAATAATAATAAAAATGTCAACAAGAAAAATTATCGGTAATTATGAGGAACTAGGTTATATGGGTATTAAATCTTTTATCAGTAAGGATACTATTGATATTATGAATAATATAATAGATAATTTAGATTTAAAACCTTCTGAAACTGTATTTGATGAAAGTAAAACAGGTAAAATAAAACAGATCCAATATCTAAATACTTATGATCCATTATTTCAAAAAGTTGTTGATGAATTAGAACATCTAGCTAAGAAACTAGTAGGAGATAATGAATTAGAATTTTTAAACATGCAATTATTCGAAAAACATCCTAAAATTAGCAAACCTACAAGAGCACATCAGGATAATGCTTATTTTAAAACAGCACCTGCAAATGCAATAACATTTTGGCTGGCTTTAGATGATATAGATGAGGAAAATGGATGTTTATATTATGCTCCTAAAACACATATTTTACCTACTTCAAACCATAGTCGTTATCACAAGAGTACTACTTTTAGACTAAGATCAGGAGTACCTGGATTATCATTATGTTTACACGAGCATCCTTCTGAATTAGATACACCAATGATAGTACAAAAAGGTGATTTATTAGCACATCATTGTAATCTAATTCATCGTGCAGGTAAAAACAATTCTGAGAATAGAAGAAGAAGAGCTATTGGAATTGTATTTATACCAAAGGCGTGTAAAATGGATGAACGATTAAATAAACATCATACTGATATGTTAAAAGAAGACATTGAATTACAAAAAGTAAAAGATCCTCTACTATACGAAGAATTAATGAGTAAATATAACAATTTGTTTAAATAAAAAAACTAATTATATTTATTAAATTATTTTGTTTTATATAATTCACCATTAGATTGATCAATTAAATCTTTAATAAATTTCATTCTGGTATCAAACATACCAACATAACCATCATCTTTAATTTTATAGATTGGTTGATATTTATCACCATCTTTAAATAATATTATTGTAGGTTGTTTTCTACTTAATTTATTTCCTTTAGAATAAGCCAATATATCAACACCATTACAATCATTTTCAAGTACTAACATATTAATACCTGCAAGACCATCTTCGGTATTAGCTTTATCTGCATTATCAGAATATTCATATGAAATTACCATATTACTACAAAGGTTTTTAATACATTTTTTATTAATTTCATTGTCTATCATTGGTGTATAATTAATATCACTATAGAAATCCATAACAGATGTACTATTTGGTATCATATTAGAATTCTTTAATACATCATGGACAGATGTTAAGAAACTATAATCTGGTAAATTATTTATACCTCTTCTAATAAATTTAGTAGAAGGTAATAAACTTTCAGCTTCATATAATATATAATCAGTAACTTCATTTTTAGATTGATTTACAAGACTACCCTCTCCAGTCTTTATAGTCTCTACAGTCTCTCCAGTTCCTCCAGTTAAATCTGATACTTTAATAGTTTGATGTTGTCCACCTCTAGTTAAATTGGCTACGTTAATAGTTTGATGATTGTCTCCTTCTATATGACTAGAAATATTACTATTTTGTTGCTGACCTCCTTTTTGTGAAGATTTAGGTTGATCTATTTTTCTAAATATATAATATCTATTTAATTTAGTCATATTATATGCAGCTTTGTTAACTTCATTTTCTTGATCATAATATTGTGCAGCATTTAATAAGAATTTACGAGTTTTTTCATTTTCTTCATATTTAACAACATTTTTAAAGTAATTTTTATGAATATTAAATTGGTTACTAAATAGATCTGTTTCAACTAATTCCATATTACATTTTTCCAAAAATTGTTTTTCTAAGAAGTTTTTATCAACTAAATATTCAGTAATATAAACACCTTCTTGAGAAATCAGAGCATTATGAATATCAATAGGATATCCTGTACCGATTGGTTTATTTGAATCAACTTTATCATATTTTTTAACAATTTCAAAAAGTACTTTCTTTTCACCTTTTGTATTAGTATAATATGACGTATATTGATCTTTATCACCAAATTCTTTAATAATACGTCTTGCATCAAAACATGTCAACATAAGATAGCCACCAGGCTTAAGATAGTCATTTACATTTTGAATAAAATTATTCCAAGTCGTATCATTAGCTAAGAAATAATGTACAGCAAATTGACTATTAATTCTATCAAATTTTTTTCTTTTATTATCATCTTTAGAGAAGAATTTATTCATAAGATCTTTATTATTACGAGCCATACCACCAAGAACTTGATATTGATCTTCATAATTAAGTGGAGCACCACCATCAGCATGAATAAAGTACATTCTAGGGAAATTTGGATGTGTTTTTCTTAATTGATTATATCTACTAACTGCACCATCAACAGGTGATATAAGTCCATTATTATCAATATCAACTCCAACGTACATTTCTACCCGAGCATAATAGAATTTCATAACATCACCACCACGACCACAAGCAATATCTAATACTGTTAATGATTTACCTTCTTCGTATGTGGGATTACAATGTGTGTAAATAATAATACTTTTAAGCCAATTATGGAAATTTCTCATAGGTTTAGCCAAAGATGTTCTTATTTGATAATAAACGTTTTCTTTCATTTCAGAAAGGATAACACTATGATCAATTTTACCACGAAGAATTTCAATATGTTTATCATATATTTTATCTTGACTAAGTATATTAACATCTTCAATAACAAATGGATTTCTAATACTTCTCCATACTTTATTAGCTGTTGTAAAATAGTTACCATAAGATTTATTATATCTTTTAACAAATTCTGTTTTATCATGTCTAGTTCTTAATGGAACCCATCTATGTTTATCAGGGATAGTTGTATCATTATTATAATAAAATTCAACAATAGTATCATCTTGTATAATATTTCCTTCAATATCTCTTACTTCATCATCTATTAAAAACAAGTATCCTTGATGTTTACCAATTTCTTCTTGGAATAGTATAGGTTTTTCAACACCTCTAGATGCTCTACCAACATAAAGATTAACAATTTTATATGGTTTACCTCTAACATATTCATCTTTAGAGTTATCATATAAAGTTAATATTTTATTAGAATCTCTAGCTCTTTCAAATCTAATGTAAAAATCAATAGAATTTTTCTCAGGTGGTTTCCATTTATATTCAAGATATTTAGTTTCTTTAACAGAAGTAATATATTTTTGATCTAAAGGATGATAAATCAATCCATCTAGAGTATATGGACAATTAATATCGTTTGCAAATGTGTACTTATTCCACAATAGTTTAGAATATTTAAATATTTCATTATTTTGTACACCAAATACTCCAATAAAATATTTTCTTCTAATTAATGGAAATTCTTTTTCTTTATTAATATCATTATTTAAATTATTCATAAATTCAACAATTTGATTATCATGGAATTTAATAATCTTATCAGTATCAAATTTTCCATCATATTCTTTGTATTTAAATCCCTTATGGTCTTTAGATATGAAACAATTAGCTATAATATCATCAGCATCTTTTAATCTATCCATAAATTCTGATTTTTTTCTAATATCGTTACCACTATTGAATAAACAATCGAAACACATAAAAATATGTTTATTTTTACCTTGTATAAATATGTATTCACCATCAAGAACCGATCCATTATAACCACTTTTTGTTTTAGGTAATACAATACCAGTATTTTTTACATGTAGATTAAAAGAAATTAAATATACGACATTATTAAAAATTATAAGAAAATATCTTTCTCCATCAGCTTTATCTGTAACTGCATATTTATTTGGTAGTTGATCGACAACATGTTGAACTTCAAGTGATTGTGCTTTTCTACCATCAAGTTTAGATAAGGTATCAGTTTTAATTTCTAATAAATTTTTATAGTAATTAATTATATTATCGCTTTGAGTTTTAGTGATTATAAAATTACTTTGTTGTAATATTTTAATAATAGTAGTAGTTTCTTTGTATATAATATCAAGATATTTCATATCTGGTGATTTTTTTTTTGACACAAGTTCTAATTCTAATTCATAAATAGGGTTCATTCTTTCCAGACTATTAATATTTTTACCCATTTTAGTATTAGTAAGATCAAGTCTAATAGTTACATCTTTATTGTCTTCAACAAAAACAGAAACTCTTTGTTTGTATCTAAATATAATATTTTGTCTATCATTTTGATTAAGATTTTTTAATTTATCAATTTCTATTTTTGAAACCTTTAATTCATCAGCCATTCTAACTCTAACATCAAAATCATCAATATCAATAATATTATCTTTATTTCTTTTTTTTTTAATAAGTTCAAAATCTTCTGTTTTATTATACATATCTGCAAGAACATTAAAAATAACATGATTTTTTCTTTGGTGTAACATTTCCATGTATTTATTAATATTTTTAATACCTTGAATAGAAAATCTGTAATTTTCTAAAGATTTTTTATCAGAATATATAACATCTAAAACATTATATTTTTCTATTTTTAATTTTTTTCCTTTAAAAGTAAGATATTTAAGTAAATTTAAAAAATCTTCTAGACCCATTCTATTTTTATCACCTTTGTAATTGAAAAACATTAATTCAAATTCACTATCTGGAGTTATTTTTTTATACAAAGATTCAATCTTCTTTTTAGAAGCATTATCTAAGAGAGAATCAAATGTACCTTTAACATCATATGAGTCTTTAGTAGTTGACTTTGCCATCTATTCTTATCTATATTTTATAGTATATATTCTTAAGCCATTTATAATTTAATTATAATTTCAAATTTTATACAAAAACTATACTATTTTTAGTATAAATACTGATATAATATTTATACTATTTGTTCCATGGTTAATCATAATTATCTCGTACATCATCATAATTATCTCGTACATCATCATAATATCCTTTAAATTTTTGACCTCTTCTTGCCATTTTAGCAATCTTACGTGCTTTCATTACTTTTCTTACTTTATTTAATTTATTAATTTTTTTAAAAATTTTTAGAGGCACGCTGATAACAGATCCGATTACTGGTATAGCAGCCAAAAATGATAATAATGCATCAATAAATTGACCTCTTAAAAGAGATAAAACACCATTGATAATATCAACTGCATCACCAATCACTGGAAAGAATCCAACAATATCTAATATAAGTTGTACTATATCTAATAATTTAGTAAAAGATCCATCACGTGGATCAGTTATATATCCATCAGTTGGTAATCCACCTTGTTGAATATATAAATCTTCACCATTTTTTAAAAGAGAATTAATTCTATTTAATTTATCTTTATTATTTTGTAGTTTATTAGATAATAATTTTAGTTTATATTGATCTTTATCTTTATCTTGATTTATATTTTTAAATGATTCCGGTATTTTAAAATTATCAAGATTTCCCACTTTATCGCATTCATTTTTAACAAGATTAAAAAAAGTATTAAGATCAAATAATTTATAACTTAGATTATCAATTAAATCTTTAGTTATTTCGATATCTTCGCAATTAACTTTTTTTAAAAAGAATTCAATATCAACATAAGAGTACTTTTTATTTTTAAAATTATTTAATTTTTTTTTATAAAGACCTTTTAAAATAAGATCACTATAGTATTTATCTTTATTATCAATATTATTATTAATAGAGTTGTCCATATAATATTTTATAGAAAAAAAATTGATATAATAATGATATTATTGAGTAAAAAATATATATAAAATAAAAATAATATTAATAGATATAATGACAGAAAAAGTGTTTAAAAATTATAGACCTGTTTGCTACAAATTACCAGAATTATCATCAAATGACGATATTTTCAAAAGCAAAGTAAACCCGACTTTTTCAAAAAATATAGATTATCCAAAATTTTCTTATGGATTTCACCATTACATCCATCAGAATAAAGACAAGATGGAAATAACAGAACAATTTAAGAATAAAAAGAAAGTATTTTATGTAATGAATGAATTTGAAAGAAATATAGATGAATATGATGAAGATATAGGAGGAATATCAAAACAATATTTTAATATAAATCAAATGCCAAATATATTAAGTCGTGCTTTTTACAAGTTATGGGAATTATTATTTATGTTTGATTTAGTACAATTAGACAAGAAGGATTTTGTATCAGCTCATTTAGCAGAAGGACCTGGTTCTTTTATTCAAGCAACGATGTTTTATAGAGATAAATTTACAAATAAAGGATTATCAAAGAATGACAAATATTACGGTGTTACATTACATTCCGAAGATTTAAAAAAACATGTACCACCATTAGAGGAAAAATTCGTTAAATATTATAGTAAAGAAAAACCAGTTAGATTTATTCAACACAAAACATATCCAAGGAAATTAGCAAGACAATCAAATAAAAAAGATAATGGGGATTTAACAGATCCCAAAACAATAAAATTATTTGGAGGTAATTTTGATAAAAAGAAGGCAGATTTTGTTACAGCCGATGGTGGTTTTGATTGGGTAAATGAAAATACTCAAGAACAAGAAGCATTTAAATTAATTTTAGCACAAATAGTAACTGCATTAAGAATTCAGGCCAAAGGAGGTAATTTTGTATGTAAAATTTTCGAATCATTTACTCAAACAACTGTAAAATTTATGTGTATTCTTTCAAAATTTTATGAAGAAGTATATGCAGTAAAACCATTTATGAGTAGAAAATCAAATTCTGAAAAGTATCTTGTTTGTAGAAATTTCAAGTTTGGAGATAATGATAAAAGTAAAGATAAACATATAGATATTTTAGAAGGTGTATTAAATAATGCATTAAAGAAAGAGAAGATTCATCTAGTAGATATATTTCCGGATTATAAAATACCATTAGAATTCGAGGCAACAATAACAAAATTAAATACTGATATTGCAAACAATCAATTAATTAGTATTAATGAGATGATAGATTTTATCAATAAACAAAATTTTAGAGGAGAAGAATATAGAAATAGAAGACAATTACAAATTGAAGCTTCAAAATATTGGAATAGTACATTTTTTCCAAATAATAAAGAATTTGATGGTATAAGAAAAAATATTAAAAAATCAACTGAAAATTTATTAGAATTAAAAGAAAAAGGTGTTACTAATCTATTAAAAGTATTAAAACAATAATTATTTTATTTATCTTATTAAAACATAAATAAATTTACTCTTCTTTTTCATGAATATACTTTTTAGCTAGTATATTCCCTAGTTGTTTTTCAGCTGTTTCCATAGTAACTTCTCCATTTTTAACTTTTTCGATAGCAGCTAACATACTAAATAGTGGTGTTAAATCTTCTCCACTTAAAAGTTTATGGAAAATAGAATAATATCTATTAGAAAATACAGAAAATTTTTCTTCCATTTGTTTATTATATTCTCCAGTATCTTCATTTTTAAGTGCAATCATCTCATCAGTACACATATATTCTAAAATTTCAGTTACTTTTTTAAGTAATATCTTGACGTCTGGTAAGTTTTCAATATTAGCTTCACCCTCTGGAACATCATAAACTATAGCATTCTCATTATTTTTAATTTGATCTTCTGTAACTATATTTTGTTTACTTCCTAAATTAAAATTCATAATATATTATTTATATGTATCCTTTTAAATATTATTTTTAAACGCTATATATAATACTCCTTTTTTATCAACTCTAGCTGCGTGTATAGAATATTTAGAACTTATTTTATTTATATTTTTATCACAATATAATTCATCAAGAGTTTTAAAATAGTCCAATTTAGATATATTATTTTTATAACAACAACAAATTTTAATACTATCAAGATTTTCTAGTTTTTTTATTTTATTATTTTCACAATATAAAGTTAATAATTTTGGATGATTTTTGATATTATCTAATAAATTATTATTACATTCCATATTTTTTAAATTAAATAAATTATTAATAGTATGGATATTGTTATATGAACATACTAATCTATGTAATTTATACAAGTTTTCTATTTTAGAAATTATATTATTGTTACAAACAAGAATTTGTAAATTATTTAATATTGGTATATGTGTTATTTTATTGTAAGAACAATCTAATCTTTTTAATAAAGGACATGATGATAATGTGTCAATATTTGTTAAATAATTATTTTTACAAGATAATTCTTTTAAATTGGGATGAAAATTTGGAAGTTTATTAATTTTATTATTCGATATATCAAGGACTTGTAAATTTATGAGATATTTTAATTTACTAATATCAATAAGATCATTATCAGAACAATATAATTGTTTTACTGAATTAGGAATGTCTGGAAGTTCTTCGAGATCTAGATGTGATATATCTAAAACTAACCCACCGGTTTTTAAACAATCATTTAATCTAAATTGTAAAGTGTCCATGTCTTCACCATAAAGTTCATTAACGTCTGGGTTATTTATTTTATAATCTTCTAAATTAAAATTATTATGTTTTTTATATTTGAGATCTGATTTATAAAATAACATTTTTTCTTTTATATTTTTATTAGGATTATTAACATAAAAAGTATTATTTATCATATTATATAATAAATAAAAATATTTTTTTAATTCAGTTTAATCGATCTAAATGTTAAACTTATTCTTGGGGTTTTTACTCCAGATCTTTTAGGAATTGCATGTTTCCAATTTTCATTGGTCGGATATTTCATTACAACACAACTACCATGTGAAAGTGGTAAATTAATAAGATCTAATAAAGTTTTAGGTTTAATATTAATAGCTTTAAATTGAATATCTCTTTTTGCACCAAATGATACGCCAACAATAGATGATTTTTCATTTAGGTCTTTTTTATCATCAAAATGAAGTCCAATATTATTATTACCATCAGAATATCTATTAATTAAAACAAAATTAAATTCTTCTTTAGTTAATAGTTCGACTTTCTTTTTAATACTTTTAATAACTCTACAAACACCATTATCTTCATTCCAACTATGTGCATAAACAGTATTTCCAGCAAATTTATAATAAGTTCCAGGATCTCCAAAAGCTACTTGTTTTCTTTGGATAGGATAATATTTACCCATAATTTTTACTTTAGAATCTTCATCCTTATTATAAATCAGATTTTTTTCAAAAATTCTTAAAAATTTATCCGCTTGTGTATTTTTTATAAATTCTGGTTTATAAATAACATTTATGCCATCATTTGGATAATTATATATTCTAGTTTCCTCCTTACCAAACATATAATTTAATAAATAAAAATTATTAATCTTTACATATTAAATATTCAATTTTTAATTAATAGATTAATCTTCTAATGCCAACTTTAATATAGAATTTAGTTCATCAACAAGTTGTTTACGTGTTTTCATTTTAATTTTACCAGTTTTTGTTTGTCCACTAGCAATGTTAATACTATGATTTTTAGCTACTTCTTGTATTTTTATTAATTTTGATTTAGAATTAAGACTTTCAATATCAGTTAAGTCAACTTCTACCCATTCATTTTCATCTTGAACAGTAGTACTAAGATTATCATCATCACTCGATTCTTCGGATGTATCATCTTTATTTTTACAAAAAATACCATCATTTTTATTAATTTTTTCATTTTCAATTTCAGTATCATTATCAATGACAGCATCAGTATCAACAATTTCAATTTCTTCAAAATTATTATCATCATCATCATCATCATCATCATCATCATCATCAACATCATCAACATCATCATCATCAACATCGTCATTTATTTTATCTAAATATATATCAATATCTTCTGTACCAATTTGAAATATTTTTACATCACAATCTTTAGAAAAATTAGTATTAAGTGTACAGATCATTTGTTTATCAACATTAATAAGTTTTTTAAATGGTTCAAATTCAAAGTTCCATAAAAGTGAATCTTCATAACCAAGAGGTTCAAATATATCATTATTATAAACAATAAAAACATTTGTTTTAAAAATATTAAAAGTTTCTTCAGGATATACTGAATAAATTTTATCTTCTTGAATATTAAGGAGAAATATATTAATATTAAAATAGTGTGTAAGAAATCTCAAACTCATTCTATTATTTTTATAATTTTCGATAGAACTCCTTAATTCTTTTTTTTGCCATCCAAGCTCACCTAAATTATATTCTTCGAACAGACTTTCACTATTTATATCTTTAAGGATTTTATTTTTTAAATCGCTAACAACAGTTTTTTGTTCATTATGTCCTAATGTTTTAAAAGTATCAAGAATACAAAACAAAATACTAAATAGTAGTGATATATTTTCACCCTCTGCAAATCCATTATGAATAGTACCATATCTAGTAATATTTTTAATAAATGGATCAAATATTTTTTTAATAGATAATTTTAAAGGGAAATCAGAAATAAGAGAGGACGAACCATATTTTAGATTTTTAAAATGTACCTCATCTAATACAGTTTTACATTCGTCGATATCATGAATATCACCTTTTAATCCATTTTTATCAACATATTCTGATATATAATCAATAAGCTCAATTAGTGTTGCTCTTTTTGTATTAGTTTTACTCATTGCAATATTTAATAAATACATAGTTATTTCTTAAATATTTTAATAATATATCAATTTTTTACTAATGGATAATTAATTTTTTTCTGATTCTGAAAAGGTAGAGACATTAAAACTAGTATATACGGAAGAAGGATCATTTTCACTAGTAATTTTATTATTATATTTTTGAATCTTGAGTAGATTTTTTTCTTTATTACTATATTTTAATTTAGGACTAATACCTTTTTGTGAGGGAAAATCTTCAAGAGTGTATGGTGTATATTCTTTTTTTTCAGTTGAGAATGATTCACTATTAACACTATCAATATAATATTTTTTTTTCTTATTAATTTTTTTAAGTTCTTTTTCAAGTTTAAGATATGTTTGATTATTCATTTTATGAAAGAACATAAAAAGACCATTATTATTTTCAGTAATTTGTTTATTATCTTCATAAATTATTTTAAATAATCTAAGTTGGTCTTTTTTATTAGTAATCTTTGTGATTTTATCAGCTATTTTTTTTTTCTTTTCATGCGTATAATGTTTATCCATCTTCTCTTATACTATTTATTTATATAAAAAAAATTTGAAGTTAAACGATCAAAATGAAATATTAAGAAAAATAAATAATTTATCTTAGTAATATATAAGTGAATAATAATGTCAAAAAAGGGAAGTATAAAGTCTGACAATTCAACAAAGGATAATAATAACATAAAAGATTTAATGAAAATAGAGTATACTTATCCTGAACCAGATGATGATGATTTTCAAAATAAAGTGTATACTAAAAGAGAATTTTATTATCATAAGATTCCAGGAAGAGATGAATTAAAAGATTACCAGGATGTAAAAGAATACAGAGATCAAATATGTTCAAGAAAATTTGCTCTACAACCCCAACAATCATTTTTAAGTAATTTTATTAATCCAGATACACCATATAAAGGTGCATTAATATTCCATGGAACTGGTACCGGGAAAACCTGTGCGGGTATAGCAATTGCGGAAAGATTCAAGGACATGATAAAGAAATACAATACCAAGATCTATGTATTAGTATCTGGTCCATTAATTAAGGAAAATTGGAAAAGTGAATTATTAAAATGCACTGGAGAGACATATCTTAAAAAACATGATGAAAGTGTATATGTAAGTAAAGCAGAGACAAACAAAGCAAAAAAGAATGCATTAAATGTAGCAATGCAATATTATAGATTCATGAGTTATCGTAGTTTTTATAAAAAGGTACTAGGTGAGAAGATTGTAGAAAAGGTAAAAACGAATGATAATAAAATGAAGACTGTATATAGAAAAACAAAAGAAGGTAATTTTGAAAGAGATATTGCAATTGATAGGATTTATAATCTAGATAATAGTTTAATAATAATTGACGAAGCTCATAATTTAACAGGAAATGCATATGGTGAAGCATTATTAAAAATAATAAAAAATTCAACAAATCTGAAGATAGTTTTACTAACAGCAACGCCGATGAAAAACTTAGCAGAAGATATTATTCAATTAATTAATTTTATAAGACCACAAGATTCTCCATTAAAGAGAGAGAAGATATTTACATCAGAACAATATAACCATTTAATAGATTTCAAACCAAATGGATTAAGATATCTAAAAGAGATGTCTAAAGGATATGTATCATACCTTCGTGGTGCAGATCCCTTAACTTTTGCAAAGAGAGTAGAAAAAGGAACAATACCAAAAGGGTTATTATTTACGAAAGTGATACAATGTACAATGAAACCATTTCAAAAAGAAGTATATGACCGTGTAGTATCTCAACTTGATGATAGTTTAGAAAGGAAATCAGAAGCAGTAGCAAATTTTGTTTTTCCAGGTTTAGGGAAAGATAAGAAAAAGATATTAGGATATTATGGAACAGAAGGGATATCAATTTTAAAAGATCAAATTCAATCATATTATGATTTATTAAATAAGGAGATAGGAAAACAAGTATTAAAAATCAAAGATGAAGATGTTGAAGATCATATTTATTTATCTGAACATAATAGAATTTCTGGAAATATCATGAAATATGAAAATTTAGAGAATTTTTCAGTTAAATTTTATACAGCTTTTAAAAATATAAGTAAGTTAGTATGGGGTCAAAAGGGTGCTAAAACAGCATTTTTATATTCAAAATTAGTAAAAGTGGGAATAGAAGTTTTCCAGGAAATATTATTACAAAATGGTTATTTAGAATATGATGACAATCCAACAAATTATAAAATAAATTCAGATACAATTTGTTACTATTGTGGACATACATACAAAGAACACCAAGAAAGGAAATTTAAAAAAACAGTAATGGAAAGAATAAAGAAAGTTGAAAAAACAATTCAACCACCATATCATGATTTTTATCCAGCTACATTTTTATCTGTAACAGGGGGTACATCTGAAGAATCATTAGATGTAATACCAGAGGACAAACAACAAATAATTTTAAATGTATTTAATCATATAGATAATAAAGAAGGGAAACATATTAAATTTATATTAGGATCTCAAGTAATGAATGAAGGTATAAGTTTAAAGAATGTATCAGAAGTACATATATTAGATGTATATTTTAATTTAGGAAGAGTAGATCAAGTAATAGGTAGAGCAATACGTCATTGTTCTCATTATGGAGTAACAAATGAGAATAATAAATATCCAGAAGTGACAGTTTATAAATATGTAGTAACTGTAGAAAAAGGATTATCAACAGAGGAAGAATTATATAAAAAAGCAGAATATAAATACATGCTAGTTAAAAAAGTAGAACGAGTATTAAAGGAAGTTTCAATAGATTGTCCATTAAATAGAAATGGTAATATTTTCCCAGAGGAATTAACAGGTTTTAAGGATTGTGTTGAACCAGGTGAATCAAAAAAGGACAATCAGAAGATTTGTCCAGCAATATGTGATTATACTGATTGTGCATTTAATTGTGCAGGAGCAAAACTAAACAAACTTTGGTGGGATAAAAGTAAAAAAATGTATAGAAATGTATCAAAGAATAATCTTGATTATTCAACATTTACAAATACACTAGCAAAGTCTGAAATTGAATATGTTAAAAATAAAGTTAAAGAAATGTATAAAATAAAGTACGTATATACCTTAAAAGAGATAGTTAATTATGTTAAAAACACTTATAAGGGTGAGAAGAGAGATTTATTCGATGATTTTTTTGTATTCAAAGCATTAGATGAGTTAATACCAGTAAGTGAGAATAATTTTAATAATTACAAGGATACAATATTTGATAAATTTAATAGAGCTGGTTATTTAATTTATGTAGATAAATATTATATTTTCCAACCATTTGATGAAAACGAAGATGTACCAATGTATTATAGATCAACATTTGATAAACCAATGCAAAATAAATTAACTTTACATGGTTATCTACAAAGTACAACAAAATTCAAAGAGGATAAGAAAATGAAAGAACCAACAGACGAAGAGAAAAAAGAGTCAAATAAAAGAGTAAGTTATGATTTTGAGAATACATTAGATTATTATAATGTAAGAGCGGAGTTTATGTATGTTGGTATTATTGATAAGGAATCAGCAAGAAGAAAAAATAAAGATATAGATGAACTACAAGATGTATTCAAGATAAGAGAAAAGAGGAACAAGGTATTAGAGAAAAAACGTGGTACAGGTATACCATCATTAACAGGTGCAGTGTGTTCAACTTCAAAAGATAGGAAATACTTAGAAAAGATAAGTAAAAAATTAGATATAAAAATAAATAATAGCGAAACGAGAAGTGATATATGTAATAAAATAAAACAAAGATTATTATTTTTAGAAAAATATAGTACACAAAAGAGAAAGAATAAAGTAACTTATATTATGATACCAAAAGATCATCCAGATTATAGATTTCCTTATAATTTAGAAGATAGAGTAAAATTTATAGTGGATGAAATAAAGAATAAAATTAAATTTAATTTAGATATAAAAGTAAAATCTATAAAACACGAAGAGAATAGTTTTAAGAATTTACTTAAATACGATATCATAATTAAACATACAAATAAATTAAATAATTTTAAAAAATTTATAGAAGGAAAAGGAGGTAAATTAATCAAAGGATCATGGATAATTAAAGTTAATTAGGCATAATAAAATTGATTTTTATTTTAAATAGGTTATTAAACATATTTAAAAATAATATATTATAAATAGTATATGCTAGGACCTTATATTAACACAGAGTTATATTCCAATATAACCTTAAATCCAAATCAAATGGATAATAAAATATATATAAATTTAAAAAATAATTTAAAAAATAATTTAGAAAAAAGATGTTTTAGAGATTATGGATATATAATGGAAATTAACGAAATTATAAAATATAAAGACGGTATAGTACAACCAGAGAATTTAATGGGGTCATCAATTTTTGATGTAACATTTTCCTGTAGATTATGTTTACCATTAAAAAATACTGAAATAATTTGCCAAGTCATGAGAGTAAACAAAGTATTAATTACAGCAGAAAATGGTCCAACACTTGTTATTATTACAACTAATCGTATTAATAATGAAAAATTTTTCACTGATAATAACAATAATTTAAGATATAGAAAAGATGGTCAATCTCATATTTTAAAACCAAAAGAATTTGTTAAAATAAAAATAATATCAACAACATTTAACGATGGTGATGTGAAAATAAAAGTAATAGGATTATTAGAAGATATAGCAACAGATGAAGAAAAAGAAAAGTTTTATAAAGAAATTTATAATAAAGAAAATGAACCAATAGATATAAAAGAATACATGGATCAATAAATTTTTAATTTATAATATTACATTTAAAAAAGTGTAAAATAATAAAAATTGATGTGTGGTTAAGATACTTAAAAAATATATGGATTAATAATAGTTATAGTATTTTATGTATAAATTAGAAGACGAATCAATAAATTCTAATAATAATACTTTTGAGTTAGAAGATAATAATATTAGTAAAAAAAAATTCAAAAAAATTAAATTTAAAAATGGATATTGTGGAAATTGTGGCAAAAATGGTCATGTTTATAAAAATTGCAATGATCCAATAACAAGTTATGGAGTTATTTTATTAAAAGTAGATGACATAGATAATGATGTTAATGATAAATTAGTTATGAAATTAACTGGTGATGATATTAGTAGAGAAAGTGTAGAAATAAATACTGACGGTATTAAATATGAAAATATCCACGATATTAGAACTTTTTGTAATTATAGAAATAGTATTAAATTTTTATTAATTCGTAGAAAACATACACTAGGATATATTGAATTTGTAAGGGGTAGATATAATATAGAGCATGTAGATGGTATAATTTTTTTATTTGAACAGATGACTACCCGAGAAATAATAAAAATAGGATCAAGTACATTTGATGAATTATGGGATGAATTATGGTTAAATAGTAAAAATAAATCAATATATAATAATGAATATAATATATCAAACCAAAAATTCAAAAAACTAAAAAACGAGAATGATAATTATTTAAATTTAGATTTTTATGTTGATAATGTAGTTCCAAACTGGGATTATGCTGAATGGGGATTTCCAAAAGGAAGAAGAAATTATCAAGAAACTGATTTTATGTGTGCAAATAGAGAATTCCAAGAAGAAACCGGGTTTATTGATGATGATTATATAATATTAGATCAAATTAAAGCAATTAATGAAAAATTAATAGGTACTAACGGAATAGGTTATAAACATATATATTATCCAGCAATTTCTGATACTAATAAACAACCAGTAATAGATAAAGATAATAAACATCAAGTGGATGAAATAGGAGATATTGGATGGTTTACATACGATGAAGCAATGAAATTGATAAGACCATATCATACTGAAAGGAAGAAAATATTAACAGAATTATATATGTATATTATGAATAATATATCAAAAATATATTCATAATCAAATAATTAAATATTAATTATTTATAAAATAAATATAAATAATTAATATACAGATGGAGAAAAATATAATTTTATTCGATTTAATAAAAAATAATAAATGGGATGAATTTATAAAATATTTAGAAAAAAATAAGAATATAGATGTAAATATAAGAGATATTAATGGTAATTATTTAATAAGTGTTGCTGTTTTATTAAACAATACAGAAGCTATAAAATTATTAATAAATCGAGGATCAAGATTAGATATAATAGACAATGAAGGTAGATCAATATTATATATACCAATAAAATATGTATACAAAGAACTATTTAATAATTTATTAGAATATAATAATAAAATAGTCGGTATATCATTAACTGATGTAAAAGATAATTTTAATAATATACCATTACACTATGCTATAAAAAATAAAAATGAATATTTTACAACAAAATTATTAGAAGGAGGTTCTAATGTTAACATAAAGAATGATAAAGGTTTCAATTCATTACATTTAGCAATTTATAGTAGAAATTGTAAAATAGTAGAACTGGTATTAAATCAAAACATTAATATAAATTCAAAAACAAAAACAGGAGAAACTTCTATTCATATTGCATGTAATTTTCAATTAGAAGATATAATAAACTTATTGATAAAATATGGAATAGACTTAAATATAAAAGATTATGAAAATGAATTTTCAGCGTTACATTATATTATAAATTTAAATAATGTAAAAATTCTAAAAATATTATTAAAAGAAGGAGCAGATCCAAATATCCAAGATGCTTTTGGTAACACACCTCTACATTATTCAATTTTAGAGGGTAATTTTGAAGCAAGTAATTTTTTAATAAATTCTGAATATACAAAAAATATAATTAATTTTAATCTTTATAACATTGATAGTAAATTACCATTACATTTATTATTTGAAGTAGATGGAGGAGATGAATTAATAGGACCATTAATAAAAGGAAGCAATTTAAATTTACAAAATAAAGAAGGGATAAGTATAATGCATTATCTATCTTATGATAATTATTGGAAAAAATATTATAATTTACTTGTTAAAAAGAAGTTAGACATATTTTTATTAGATAAAAACAATATGAGACCTATAGATTATGTTGATAAAGAAGATATAAAAGAATATATTGATATGATAACAGAGAGTTATATATATATATTAAGAAATCATAATTTTATTTGGGAAAAATCATGGGAAAACATGTGCAAAAAAGAATTATTTAAAGAAAATATAACAGATGAAGAATTCAAAAATTTATTAAGTTCAGTAAAAATAAAAGATAAATCTGATAAATCAAATAATGATTTATGTTATGATATTGTAAGAAAAAAAATAGTAGATCTTTATAAAAAAAAATCAAGTTCGTGTGGGAATACATCATATCCGTCAAAAATAAATAAGAAATGTATAAGAATATCACAAGGAAAAGAACTTGAACATTGTAGCTTTACTGGTATAACTTTAGATGTATTAACAGGATTAATTTATTTATTAAATAAACATAATTTTGCTTGTTCAACACTTAATACAAATTTTTCTCCTAATTTAGAATTATGTAAATATTATCAATCAATTGGTATTATTACAAATACTAGATGTGAATTTCATAATTTTGAAATAGTATGGGTTTATCAAAAATTATTTTTATCAGAAAATTTTAAAGAGAATTTTACAAAATGTGAAAAAAATAAAAGTAAGAGATTCATTATAATACCAATAGGTATTGAACTAAGACAAGGTAGTCATGCAAATTACTTAATATATGATAAAAAAACCAAAGAAATTGAGAGATTTGAACCATATGGATCACATCCTCCATTTAAATTTGATTATAATCCATCTTTATTAGATAATATATTAGAATATAGATTTGAAGAAATTGATAAAAATATAAAATATATAAAACCAACAGATTATTTACCAAAGATAGCATTCCAAGTATTTGATACAGTAGAAAAAAAAACAAAAAAAATAGGTGATCCTGGTGGATTTTGTGCTTTATGGACAATATGGTATACAGATTTTAGATTAACTTATTATGATATGAATAGGAAATCTTTAGTAAAAAAATTATTGAAAAATATTAAACAAGAAAATATTTCTTTTAGAAATCTTATTAGGAATTATTCGTATTCAATAACAAATATACGGGATAAGATTTTTAAAAAAGTAGGTATAACAATAAATAATTGGTTAAATGATCAATATAGTGAAGAACAATTAATTGAAATAATTAATGAATTAACTAAATTAGTAAGAAAACATACTTAATTACTTTTTATTTTTAATGTATAAATATAAAAATATAAACAAAAAAATCAATATAATAAATACTACAAGAAATAATTTTATTTTTGATTGTTCTTTATTAACATTTTTTTCTATTTTAACACCATCCATCATTTTTTCAACAACTTCATCATATGTTAAAGTGGGTTTGTTATTCATTTTATTAACAGAATTGTGTATATCTATTAACCAATTTATAAGTTTTTTTTTAGAAGATAATATATTATCAGTGAGTGGTATTTCTTTTATATGTGTCCCAAAATTATATTTACATTTATCACAAGGAAGAACATTTTTTAAACTATAAAAAAAGTTTTTCATATTATCTTTATCATTTTTTGTAGGATAAGAAGGGTAATTCATGGTAACACAATGTAAGAATACCCAAGCATGTGGTCCCCAATAACTAGGATTCATAATTATAATAAAAATAGAAAATTATTTTAGGATAATATTTTATAATTTAATTCATCATTAGTATATTCTAATTTTAATCTTCTATTATCAATATGTAAGTAAATTATATTTTTTATTTTATTAAAATATTTATTGATATTATGGATATTTTTAACCTTTTTATTATTTATTTTATCAAGAATATAAATATTATAATAATTTTTTTGTTTATTTTTAAAAGGGAATCCAATTTCATCATAACTAGTTAAATAATCAACATCTAAATTAGATCTATCAGTACTAATTATCATAATAAGTTTTTCATTATTATTTCTATAAGATGAAGATAATACAATATCTAATATTGGATTAACAAAATTAATATTATTTTTGGAGTAAGTTTCAATTAATTCTTCTGTAATTTCAACAAAAACCAATCCTTTAAATTTATAAAAAATATTATCGGATTTAATTGGTATGTATCTCATTGTACTAATAGGTCTAGTATTAATTGTAATTATTTTTTTTTCATGATCGTTTCCTTTACTGTTTAATCTATAAATATTTAATGGTATAATCATTCCAAAATTATAATTGAGTGCAATATAAGTTTGTAATGGTAAGATACTATTGATTTTTTTATCAAATAGCATTCCATTAATATCAAATTCTATTCCATTTAACCCATATATAATATCATTATTTTTAAGATTGTTTCTATTTTTTGATACTTTTTTAATACTATTATCATTATAATTTATATTATTAGAATCTTTAACAATATAAACCTTTTGTTTTTTTCTATCTTCTAATTCAACTTCATAAAATCCAAGTATACCACCAATTCCACACAAACCATAAAAATTATTAGTTTGTTTAAATTCATTTAAAAATCTAAGTATATTAGAACTATGAAGTATACTAATTATGTTTGTACCCATTATAATATTAGAAACCATACCAAGAATTTTATTATTACATTTTAAAAATGAACCACTAATACCACCTAATTCATCATTTTTATAAAAATTATTATTTTCAACTGTAATATCAATATATAATACTTTAGGCATTGTAAAACTATTTTTATTATCAATATCTATTTTATTTAATTTACATGAATAATTATTCTTTGTAATAATTCTTTTTTTTGAATCAACTATATCAATAATACATAATTCTAATTTATTTGTTTTATCTGGAATATCTTGCATAAAATATTCCAAACTAATATTTGATTCTTTTTTATTAAAATTAAGTGGTTTAAGTAATACTAGATCAAGTTCTACTGAATTTACAACCATGTTTAAATTATACTTAATTAGTTTATTATTAGATTTATTAAATGCATACATATATATTTCATAAGTATTGGTAATACCATGATTCAAACCAAGTACATATTTTTCATTATTAATATCAATTAAATAACCAACACTTGATTTAATATATTCTTTGTCATCAATATCTTGTTTCTCTCCAGTATAACTGGAAAGGTCATGGCTTTTGTCAGTCTTTATGAGGTTCGATGAGGTTGGATCGCTGACCCATGGTTTTAATTTCACACCTTTCGTTTTAGCACGAATTATAACTTGTGATTGGAAATAATCCATATTTTATAATGTTAATAATAATATTAAGTAGTTCATGTATTATTATTATCAATTTTTTAGTATTATTTATATAATTTTCTTACAATATAATCAATATATGGATTCCTATTATAAATATATTTTTCTAAATTTCCTCCAGATTGAGATGTAACATAATTATTATATTTATTCTCATAATTATCATCAATATTTAAGGTTGTACTAAATTTTATTCTATCACTATTATTTATAGTATAATTGTTTACCATATCTTTTTTTAAAGATTTAATTGTATTATAATAATTATTAATTAAAATATTTTTCTTTTTACTTTCTCCAGGAGAAATTACTTTTACTAAATTATTTATAAGATCTAATTGATTTTTTTCAAATGTTGATGTAAATTTAATAGGTGGGTGTAATTGTGGGATTGTGTTTTGTATCATTTCAGGAGTAACAATATGTAAAATAGACATATTATGATCATTTGTTTTATTATCAATACTATCATTTAGATAAATTATATAATTTTCAGAGTAGATATTATTAATAAATGTAATAGGAATATCAATATGTGGAGCAACCTTTTTAATATTAAAAATAAGATTTGGAGAAGGATTCCAACTTTGGAAATAATAATGCGATCCATTAATTTTTCTAGTTGTATTATGACCAAAACCATGAAGTACAGGTAATGTAATTATTTTATGTTTAGTCATTGTTGAAAATGGCAAAGTAGTTAAATTATTATCAAACCATTCTAATTTTGTATCTATTTGATTACTATCATAATCAACTTCATATAATTTTTGATTATATTTAAATAGTTTATTAATGAAATCAAAATATGATAAAATAAACTTATTTACAAAAGTTTGATTTAAATTAAAAGATTCTGCCCAATTATTAATTTTACTTTCATTTTTTTCAATATTTTTTTTAATAGAATCATATATTAAATCAGCTTTTAAAAATTCTTCTGCTTCTTCTTGATTAATATTTAGGTTACTAGTAAGTTTATTAGTAGCATCCATATCAATTAATTTATTTAATGTATTATAATTAATATTTCTAAAATTTTTAGAAAATTTATTTTGAAGATAATTTTTTTTATCATTAATTAATTCTCTAACTTTAGATTCTGGTAATTTTATATCAAATATACTAGGTTTTAATGATTGTTTTGATGTAAATGATAAAATATCATCATTAATATTAGTTCTATATATACTATTTTCAAAAAATTTCAAAATATTATCAGCTATTTTAAGTAATGCAACACTATCACTATAATTATTACCATAAACTGATTTTAAATTATTAAATTTTGAATGATATTTACCATTTATATATTCTACATAAGCAAGATCTTTTACACTTTTACCAATATTATAATATATTGGTATTAATTTAAGAAAGTCAATATCACAATTATACTTTCTAGAATAAAGATAAGCAATTAAATATCTAACATCTCTAATTTCTAGACGTTCTTTAAGAGAAGATATATTTATACCATATTCAGTTTTTTGTAAATTATTATTATTTTTAACAATAAATGATCTTTCAATAAGTATATTAAAAAATGTATTTATTTTATATTGGTAGTTAAGTACACCATTATTAACTTCAAGTCCAAACTTATTATCAACATTAATAATTTCTCCATTTATATTTCTTTTTAGATAAAGTTCATCTGGATGAATTATATAAAATGTACCATTCTCATCTAAAAGCGTGTCTTTAGAAAATCCAGTATTATAATATTTATGAGGTTTGTTAATATTATTATAATCATAATGATCTTTATTACCCAAATAATCTATAAATTTTCCTTTAATAAAATATTGTGATTTAATCATTTTATCTAAACCATTTGGATAATCTTGATTTAAAGATAAAGTTGTAGTATTTGGATCAATACCATTAAAAAGATCTGTTTCATTATATACATCTCTTAATAAATCAAAAATATTTTCATTAATATCAGATACAGAAATATCATATTGTGTTTTAATATCTTCTTTTGAACCTTTTTCATATAAATAGTATACCTCTCCAGGTGCTACACGACCAACACGTCCACGTCTTTGTAATCTACTAGATTCTGAAATAGAATTTTGTTTTAATATACCAAGTCTAGTTTTAAAATCATACTCTAATGTTTTTTGTGCACCTGTATCAACAACATATCTTAGTGTTTTAATAGTTATAGATGCTTCTGCTACATTTGTTGCAATAACAACAACTCTGTTATAAGTACCTGGTGGTACTTTCTTAATTTTATTTTCGTCATAATTAGAATCAAAATCAATATATCTGGGTATAATAATTTTTTTTTTAGAATCGTTATCTAAATTTTCTATAAAACTTTTTTTATCATCTGTCATTTTACCATGATATGGTAAAGCAATAACATTACTTGGTAAAATTTTGTTTAAATTTTCAACTGATTTTTTAATATCAAAAGTACCTGGATGAAAATATAACAAGTCTCCTTGATTACTTTTTCTAATAATATCATTAACTAACGAATCAGGATTATCGATAATTTTATAAATATCATTAATTTTAAATATAGTTGATTCACCAGGTGGTGAAATATGTAATCTTCTATCAACATTAATTCTATCTATATCATTTTTTTGCAAATTATCATTAAAAGGATATAATTTATTATCATTAATATCACGATAATACCTTCTATATATAGGTTCATCTTCATCCATAGTAGCACTAATAATAACTAATCTAACACTATTATTATAATATGAAGCATATTTCATACTTGTTAAAATAAGATCCATATTTTTATTATGTTCGTGTGCTTCATCAACAATAACAATATCATATTTATTTTTATCTGTAAATGTTATTTTATTATTTTCTCTTCTATTAGTTTTTAAAATTGGTGAACTTTTTAATTCTTGGTATAACGTACCATCTGTAACAATTCTTAGCATTAAATTATTATCATTTTTAGTATGTTGACTTCCTTGATACTTATATTGCAAGTAATAATTATCAGTTTTAATATTTTTATCATAATAATCATTGTATTCTTCTATTGGAACACCGAGTTGTCTTGATATATTTTTAGCATTACCAATTGTTGGAGGGATACGTGGTTGTGTACAAATGATTTTACCATCATATTTATAATCAATAATTTTTAATGCATATAATAATAATTTAGGAACTTGACTTGATTTACCAACACCGGTAGAACCAGTAACATAAATAATTCTATTATTAATATAACGATGAAAGAATGATATTTGACTTATCCAATCCATAGCATAGGTTTTAAACCACATCGATTTATCACTAGTTATATAATCAAAATAATCCTTTGTGACCATTCTACCATTTTCATTTACTCGTATTTTAATATTTTTATAAGGTTCTCCAGTTAAAAAGTAATGACAATTATTAAGATAATTTGTTTTATTGTTAGATCCGAAAGTATACTTTTTAATACCATTAAGTATAACATCTCTTGATTTATCAAAATCATTAGGTAATAAATCTTTATTAGTTAATCTTGGTTCTGGTGTAAATATAGAAAGAACCCCATCTGTTATTAATATTTGAAATAAAATATCATTCAATGATGCTTTAATCCCATTAAATATAATTTTATTAATTTTATTAATTGTATCTTTGTCAGCATTTGTATAAATTTTTCTTAAATAACCAGAAATATTAAACCATTCTAATAAATCTTTTTTATTATCAATATCTACTGAGCTATTAAGTCTTTTTAAAATTATATTTTTATCAATATTAGATAGAGATTTCCAAAATCTAGGATATTGTGTGTATATATTATTTTCTGTATAATGTGTTAAGGATTTTGAAAAGTTATAATAATTTTTTAATGTTATAGAAACTATATAGATCTTTTCTTCCTTTTTATATTCAATTCTATCTAAAAATTCATATTTATTATCAATATTTGATTTTTTAATTAGTTTATTTTTATACCAAGTATTTTTAAATAATACTAATGTATCTCTAATATATTCATACATGTGCTTTGGATTAAGAGAATCTATACTTTTTCTAAGATCACCAGAATCAAAATTAAGTGTTGATACATCAATTTGATAATCATCTAATTCGTCATTTTCTGATGTTTTAAATAAAGGATAAAATTCTATATATTCTTTTTTTTCTTTAGCTTCTGATAATTTTTTATAATATTTATTAAAAAAGAACATCAAGTATTTAACAATATTTTTTAAATTATTAATTTGAATATCATTAATTTGGGAAGTATTAATATTAGATATTTTTTTCCAATTATTAGTAAAATTACTTCTTTGGATATCTGTTAATTGTTGCCAACTAATATTATTTATAGATTGATTTAAATTTAATAATTCATGTAAAATTAATAATTCTGGATATAATTCAGTACCGAGGTTAATATCATAAATAATCCATTTAATATTTTTTATTGATTCAAACAAACGGTTAGAAATGGTATCATAAATATCACTAATATCAAGTCCTTGATAATGTAATTTAGCATCATCAGCATCATTACCACTCAATATATCAACATATGATAAATTATTATTTTTTATTTGTTTGTCTGTATTTATGTACAAAGGTATTTTTTGTATTTGGTCGAATGAAATTGGTTTAATATCCATCCAATTAACATATAATTTATGAGCAATTTTAACAATAGTTTCTTTTAATAATAAATAATTGTGTTTTAGAAATTCTAAATTAAATTTAATTTCTTTATTATTTTTAAATCCATATCTATTGCATCTGCCATATTGAAAATTTGTAAATTCATATTTTGGTTCAGTATTATTTATATTATTAGAACTATTATCTTTTTTTTTAATAATTAATTCATCTAAAGTGTATAATTCTGTTTTTTTTTCACCAGATTCATCATCAATATATGGTAATAACATTAATAATAATCCTTGTAGATCACGATAATTATTTTGTCTAAATTGATTTTCATAAATTCTATAAGTAGTTTTATCAAAATTAAATCTAAAAGAAATTAATTCAACAATTTCGAGTAAATATAATAATAATATATCTTTGTGTTCTTCTTTTAATTTTTTAAAAACTTGATTTATTACATTATTATAAATTTCACTTTTAAATTGGTCTGTAATAAATGTATATTTTTTAGACATTTCAAATTAATACTAACTAAGAAAATATTATTTAGTAAAACACTTATATTAGAAATATTGATAATTAAATTAAATAGTATAAATAGTTATCTATTATTATTATAAAATGAATTATGATAAATTAGAAAAAAGAATTGACGATATGCTCAATTTCGAAGATGATAATTTTTTGGTAAATATTAATCTGAAAGATTCAGTTGTACAAAGGTTATTAGATTATCAATATTTACATGTGTTTAATATATTAACAGCATTAAGAAGTTATAATTATGTTTTAGATGGATCTGATACTGGCACAGGAAAAACTTATACAACAATTGCATTATGCAAACAATTAAATTTAAAGCCATTTATAATTTGTAAAAAAACTGGAATAAATAATTGGACAAATGTTTGTGATATATTTAAAGTAAGACCATTAGCTATAGTAAATTATGAAACAATAAAAAATTGTAAAGAATATAATAGAGAAAAAGAAAGAGAAGAATCAAAATTTTTATTTGCGGATGAAACAACATCAACTGGTTATAGATGGATGTTACCAAGAAATTCAATAATTATATTTGATGAAGTTCATTGTTGTAAAAATAAAAAAACACAAAATGCTAAATTATTGATGTCAACTAAATATTCTAGATCAAAAGTTTTATTAATTAGTGCAACTATAGCTGATACACCTAAATCTTTTCATATTTTCGGATATATGTTAGGATTTTATAAAAAAATAACCCAGGGAAGGAATTGGGTTAATGGTATGTTAAGAGAAGATATGAATTATATAGGAAAAAAGCAAAAGTTAAGTGCAATACATAGGAGTATATTTCCATTTCGTGGTTCAAGAATAAGTATTAAGGATTTAGGAGACAAATTTCCTAAAAATCAAGTTATTGCTGAATTTTATGATATTGATAAAGAAGATGAACTTAGAGTGAATAAAGCTTTCGATAATATAAGTTTAAAAGCATCTTTAATAAAAAGTAAAAACAATGAGGCAGATGGTATTGAAATATTAAAAGAAATAAGTAAAGCAAGACAAGAGATAGAATTAATAAAAATCCCAATATTTGTAGATTTAGTTGAAGAATTTTTAGAAAATAATTACAGCATAGTAATATTTGTGAATTTTATTAGGACATTAGAAAGATTATCAAGATTACTAAAAACAAAATGTCTAATATATGGAAGGAATTCAAATGAAATCAATATGAGAAATAATGAAATTTTTCAAAATAATGAAAGTAAAATAATAATAGTTTCAAGTAAAATGAGTGAAGGTATTAGTTTACATGATATACATGGAGGTCATCCTAGGGTATCATTAATGTCTGCACCAGATTCAGCAGATAGATTTGAACAGAATTTAGGAAGAATACATAGAGCAGAATCAAAATCTCCTGCATTACAAAGAATAATATATTGTGCGAATACAATAGAAGAAGCATATGGTAAAAAATTAAATGAAAAATTAAAATTTAGAACAAAAATAAAAGACGATATTCTTAATTACGGAGTAACAAAAAAGTAAAATTAATTTATTTATAAACTATATAATAATGAATAATTATCATAAATATCCAAAAAGTAAATCTGGTAATCAGTGTTTAGGACCATGTACAAAACCTGGAGAATTTGTATTACATCCAATATCATTAGATTATATAACTGAACCAAATGTACAATTTTGTCCAATAGAATATAAAGAAGATTTAAAGAATCCCGGAAGTTTCATAACAGTAGAGGAATGTTATAATTTGAGTGATAATAACCAAGAACAAAATTTAGATTTAAATATATTGTTTCCAAAAGTTCAATTTGATTGTGCATATTTTTTAAAATTATATTATAAAATTTATTCATTTGAAAGTGCATTTGAATGGGTAAAAAATAATAATTCACCAAGTAGAACAAATAAAAGGATAATTAACTGTGCTTGGAGAAGTTATGGAAGTAATATAGATATAATAACAAATAGCGTAACAGAATATTATATTGATTTGATAAAAAGAAAATGGATAAAAAAATGGTATAATTATTTAGAAAAATATATTAAAATAGATAAAAATAAAATTTATTTTATTAAACCAATAGATAAAAAAATAGATAATGAAAATAGAGTTCATAAAATAAACTTTATAATAAAAAAGATAATAAATAAAAACAATATATACAAATTTTTACAAAAATACATTAAAGAAAATAAGGAAAATTGGGATAAAATAATTGACCATAATAATAATTTATCAAATAATTTTATTAATTATATAAAAAACAAAATTGATTTATCATTAAAATGAAAATTTTATATTAATATATTATATATATAAAATGACATTCATTCTATCACCACCATCATATACACAAACAGAAGAATCAATTTCAATATTTGATCCACTAACAATAACAACTTCTGATTCATTAATAGCTCCTCTTACAATAAGTAGTTCCAATTTTTCTAATCTTACTCCTATGACAATAAGTTCAGTAACAAGTCCATTAGTTACATCAGTAAATTTAACATATAGTAAACCAGTTGTATCAGTATATGAAGATGTTGAAAATGATTCTCGTGTTCATAGAAAAGTTATTAAATATTATTATGGTGAGACTATTGGAGAATGGTTATATGACGAGCTTTTAGATATTTTAAATTATTTAACTATTTCTGGTGATAAAGTAAGTGTAATTTCTAGCATGTCAAAATATAACGCAACTGCAGTAGATAAAGATAGTCAAAAGACTGTTGAAAAGAAAATAGATTTTATTGAAAAATATTTTTTTAAAGTTACTGATATGGGAAAAATATTATACAAATATATTGAAGAATCAGATGCTAGTTGGTATGAATTATCTAGACATGAATATTTTATTCGTCAACTTGTTAAAGAACATATTAGAAGGAAGATAAGAAAGGTAATAGCAGACAAATCTACTAAAAATTAAAATATACTTAAGGGTAAAAATGATTAATAATATTTATACAGTAATAAGTATTATTAATTAAAATGGTAAAAAAGGATACACTTCATGATTATTATTTTGAACAACAATTAAAATATGAAAAAAAGTATGGTAAAGATAAAACAGTTGTATTTATGCAAGTAGGTAGTTTCCACGAGGCATATAATTGTGGAACTATGGGATATGATTTAATAGAATTGTCAAAAATTTTAAATTTTAGAACATCATTAAAAAATAAAAAAGAAAAAGTTAGTATATCAAATCCATGTATGTTGGGATTTCCAACTATTGCATTTAGTAAAAATTTAAAAATATTAATTGACAATGGATATACAATAATAATAATAGACCAAATAACACCACCCCCAAGACCAAGACGTGAAGTTACTGGTATATATTCACCTGGAACATATATAGAAGAAGCATTTTCATCTGATTCAAATAACATTGTTTGTTTATATATAGAAAACGAGATACAAAAAAATGGTAATACATTAATGTGTATCGGAATGTCAGTTGTTGATTTAAGTACAGGAGAAAGTTGTGTACTTGAAGTATTTGCAAAATCAGGAGACGAAAAATATGCTTTAGATGAAGCAACAAGATTTATTCATAGTTATTCACCAAAAGAAATTATAATATATATGAATTCAATTGAAGAAAAACAAAAAGGAATTATGAAGAAAGAATCAATAATATTATATCTAGAAATAGAATCTAAGAATTACAGATTTTATGAAACAATTAATAAAAATTATTTTAATATATTATGGCAAGATGAATTATTATCTAAAATTTATAAAGACACCGGTATGTTATCCCCAATTGAATATATAAATATGGAAAAATATAATTATGCTACAATAAGTTTTGTTGCATTAATGGATTTTGCATTTCAACATAATGAAAATATTATAAATAATCTAGATAAACCAAAAATTTTTCAAAATAGTAGACATTTAATTTTAGGAAATAATACTGTATTTCAATTAAATGTTCTAGAAACAGATAATTTTGAAGGATTTAATAAAAGATTCAAAAGTTTATTTAATGTTGTTAATAATACATCAACAGCGATTGGTAAGAGATTTCTAAAAAATACTTTAGTAGCACCATTATTAAATCATGATGAATTAAATTTAAGATATAATTGTATTGAAGAAATGATAATAGAAGGAAAAAAATACAAAAAAGTAGAAGAATATTTAAAAGGTATTTTAGATTTAGAAAGACTTGTAAGGAAATTATCTTTATCAAAATTAAATCCATTCGAATTTGTAAATTTATATGAAAGTTATAATGAATCAATAAATTTATTTAAATTTTTAGATAAAACTGTATTTATTAAAGAAATATTACCAAAAAAGAAAGTTATCAATAATTTAAGTAAATTTTTAAAAGATTATGAAAAACTATTTAATATTGAGGAAATGAAGAATAGTTCTTTAAATGATATTCAAAATAATTTTTTCAATAAAGGTATTGATAAAGATATTGATAAAATTCAAGGTGAAATTGATGAAGGATTATTTTTATTAGATAATATTTGTTCAATACTTTCTAATTATATTGATGATAAAGGTAAAGCAAAATTTATAAAAAAAGAAGATTCAAAAATTTATTTAAAATATAATGATAGAGATGGTTACTATTTAAGTTTAACTAAATTAAGAGCAAAATCTCTTGAGAAAAATTTAGAAAAATTAAAAAAAATAAAAATTAGTGATAATTACGAGTTAGAATACAAAGATTTAGAATTTAAAGAACTTGCAAAAGGTAATACAAAAATATTTTCTAAAGATTTAGCTAAAAAATCAAATAATATTACAGTATTAAGAAGCAAGGTAACAAGTATGGTTAAAAGAAAATATATAAATCAATTAGAGATATTTGATAAAAAATATAGAAATGATTTCAAAAAGATATCAAGATCAATAGGTTATATTGATTTTATAAAATCCAATGCAAAAACAGCTAATATTTATCATTATTGTAAACCTAATATTATATTAAAAGATAATAAACAATTAGAAAATGGATTTATAAGATGCAATCAATTAAGACATCCAATTATCGAAAGAGTAAAAAATGAATATGAATATATTCCTCATAATATTTCTATTGGTAAAGATGAAAACTATAAGAATGGTGATGAAATATTAGACGGTATGTTACTTTATGGACTTAATTCTAGTGGAAAATCTTCATTAATGAAGGCATTGGGTTTAAGTATAATTATGGCTCAATCAGGTATGTATGTACCAGCAGAAGAATATAATTATTCACCATATGATGCTATGTTTTCAAGAATAACCGGAAATGATAATTTATTCAAAGGTTTATCATCGTTTGCACTAGAAATGACAGAATTAAGAGCTATATTAAAAAGAACAGGACCAAAAACATTAGTAATAGGTGATGAAGTATGTAGGGGTACAGAACATACATCTGGAAATGCATTAGTATCTGCAACAATAATCAAATTATCTAAAACTGGATCTACTTTTATATTTGCAACTCATCTTCACGATATACCAAAAATGAAAAAAATAAAAGAATTAGAGAATGTAAAATCATTTCATTTAACTGTAGATTACGATAAAGAAAATGATACTTTAATATTTGATAGAATATTGAAACCTGGTTCTGGCCCACCAGTATATGGTATAACAGTAGCAAAATACTTAATACATGATAATGAATTTATAAAATTAGCTCAAGAGATAAAAAATGATTTACTTAATATACCAAATCAATTAGTAGATACAAAAAAATCAAAATATAATTCACAAGTCTATATGTACGAATGTGGTATTTGTAATAAAAAATTTAAATGTGATTTAGACCATGTTGGATTATTTGATACTCATCATATTAATTTCCAAAAAGATTGTGAGGATGGATTTGTTAAATCAAAACCCCATTTACCAATGAATAGTAAAGCTAATTTAATAGTTTTATGTAAAGAATGTCATCATAAAGTACATCATGGTGAATTAATAATAAAAGGTTATATTGAAACATCAAATGGTAGAAAGGTAGATTATAAGGAGAATGACGAATTAATAGATATTACTCCTGAATCTACTGACAGTAATGAATATATTAAAGTACCACCAAAGAAGAAAAAACTAAAAAAGTATAGTGAATCAGAAATAAACAAAATCTTATTATTAAGAGATAAAAAATCCCAAAGGAATGCAAAGAAACTATTGAAAGAAAATCATGGTATGAATATAAGTATAAATACAATAAAAAAAATATGGGAAGGTAATTATTAAAAAGTGAAATCATCAATTTTATTATCAGAAAGGAATTTAATATCCACAGTATTTTCTTTAATAGCATAAATATTGTTAAGGATATTAAATTTTACATTATTATCACCAATTCTAGATTTAATATAATTAACTAGATTATTTAATATTTCCCTACAAATATTTTCATTTAATCCTTTAATAGTTATTTTATATTTTGACGATGAAATAATAGATATATTAACTAAATATCCTTTTTCAGTATTAAAATCAGATATATCAAGTACATATTTGAGTGTATTAATACCTTCATGACATAAAGATACACACATAATATCTATACCCATCTCCATATCTTTTTTAGTAACCCTAGATAAAATGTTATTCTTATAAAAATCTATAAATTGTATATCAAGACCACTATCATCAAGTAAACATGATGGATTAATTAATATTTTTGTATAAATTTCATGTGGATTAAATTCATCTTCATTATAATATTTATTATATAATTTCCAAATTGTAGTTGTCATTAATTGTTTAATATCTAAAGGTTCGATATTGGAAACAGTTGTATATTTCATATATGCTTTAAAAAGTTCGACACCAATTTTATTAATCTTTTTATGGAATAAAAAGTCAGTTTGAAATTTTTCTAAATATTCATCTTTATTTCTTTTAATTGAAACATCTACAAATAATTTATTTTTATCTGAATTTAATACAGTAACAATAATATTTTCACCAGGTTTAATGATTCGTTTTTTTCTTGTTCCTTTTCTTCTTTTATGTATTTCATTTAGTGGTAATAAACCCTTCATATTATTATATTCAACAAGTTCTACATTATACCCATATTCAGTTTTGTCTTGTATTCGCACCATCACCAGATCATCAATGTCTGGTACTATTTTAGTATAAAATCGTACTTTTCTAATATCTGTCATAATATCATCTATTTAATAATTATATATAATCAAATAGATTTATTATCAATTTTTATAAAGAAATAACTGGATTAGTATTAACCATTTTTATATGATTACACCATATTTGTAGCCATATAACTCCGTCTTCTGGATCAGATTGTTGAAGATTCACAACGATATTAGTAGCTAAATTATTTAAACGATTAACTAGTCTTTTTAAAAATGTATTAGTTTCTTTATCATATATATTTAATTTATTAATACTATTTTCAAATAAAACCTCATTGCTTTTTACAGAATATTCATAAGAATCTGATCTATGTAATATCCATTTCATATCTTCAATTAAAAATCCACCTGCTTTAGATTGGTATCTATTAATAATTCTTGTTGCTTGTTTAATAAATTCTTCTAGTGTAAAGTCTTCAGGTGATGGATTATAATATTTTATTTCATATTCAAGTAATTCTTTACGGATTTTTTTTTTTGACATGCATTTAATTGCTAAATATTTAAGTTCATCATCATTCATATCATCATAGTTATCATGTATAATTTTAGCCAAATCAGTATTACCTTTAGTTGTATCATATCCATAATTTCTTTCGGTGTCAATCTTATGTAGATTATTATATTGACTCATTTGTTTCTTTAAATTTTCTATATTTGCGATATTGTTTTCCATTATTTATTATTATAAATGTATAACTAATTAATTTTTTAAATATTTATAAATCAATTTTTATTAAATTATTTTATTTTAATAGTATATTTACCAGTATCTTTATTATAATTTAAAGCTGGTATAGATGTAATTTCAGGGATACTTTCATCATATATAATATATTTTTTTCCATTTAATTTTTTTTCAAAAATAAGTGTCTTAAATTCATTTATTATTTTTTTTTGATGATCTGTATTTTCAATAGTTTTATTTATATATTCTTCTATTTTTTCCATTTTATGATATTCTGGTAATAAATGCCATTTTTTTTTAAAAATAAATTGTGAATATTGATCAATTGTACTTTTATAAGAATCTTGTTTTTTTAATGGTGAAAAATTATTTATAATTTTATCTAATCCTTGTAATCTATCTAGAATCCAATTATCTTCTTCATCTTCATCATCTTCATTAATCTCTATAGTGTGATCTTGATTTTTAAGATAATCTCTTTCATTAATAAATCTTTGTTTTTTAAATTGTGTCCTTAAATTATCTATCTCTATTGAAAAATTCATTATATTTAGTAAATTAAATTATCTTTAAATGTTAAATAATTATCAATTTTTTATATATATCTTATATTATATATGGGATTATATACAATAATAAAAGGATTAGAAAATAAGGTATTATTTTTTTATATTTTTATAATGATAATAACACTTTTTATATTTAAAAATAGAATAATAAAATTAAATGTAATCTTAGCAATAGTTATTGGAATAGTAATTATTATATTTTTAAAGGATAAAAGAGAAACAGAACAACAAGGAGAAGAGGAAAAATTACAAATAAAATTAAATAATATAAAACCAGAACCAAAAAATTTTAAAGATAAAAAAAATATAATAGAGTTTTTATTTTCAATACAAGATATGTATAAATATAATCCATCTGTGTATGAAGAAATAATCGACAATATAGATGTTTTTTTTCAAGTATATGATTATATTTTTAAAGATGTTAAATATTGTGAATATTATTATCAAATAGCTAAAAGTAAAGCAAGAAATTCTACAAATGCATTACACTCTTTAATATATACTATACCTAATAGTAAAGTAGTTACTGATAAATTAAATAGAGCTCATGAACGATTAGAAACATTAATGAATCATTACCTTAATGAAATATATAATAAATGTAATGAAGAAAGAATAAAAGGTGGTTTAGATATATTTAAAACACAAATATTACTTGGACCAAAACCTTTTAATGAATATAATCATACTGACTATACCTACGAATTTTATTAGAAAAAAAATATAATATAATATTATATGAATAAAATAATATATTTTATAATACTTTTATTTTTATTAAGCATGTTTTACTTTATATTTAAATCAAAAAATAATACAAATAATATTTTTTATTCAATTAATGACTATCCAGAACTAAAAATATTAGAAGAAAATTATAAATTAATAGCTAGTGAAATACCTAAATTTAATTATAATAAAATAAATAAAAATATTATTAGAAGTGAATCAGCATGGAATAATAAAGAAGGTGATAAATTAAGTGATTTAATTAAAAGTGAATGGATATCAGGATGGCAAAAAAAAGATCATTGGTTTAATTTTCCACTAATGTATCATAATAAAGTAATAGATAATTCAGATAAAATATGTCCTAAAACAATTAATATTTTAAAAAAAATCCCATCAATACAAATAGCTGGATATTCAATTTTAATGCCCAATTCTAGTTTAAATAAACATGTAGATGCTACTGGTAAAATTAATAATTCAATGGCAGTTAATATGTTATTAGATGGTTACAATTCAAATTTGTATGTTAATGATATAAAATATAGTCACGAAAAAGGAAAAGCAGTTATATTTGATTCAACTATAGAACATTATGCTAATAATAAACATACTAATAAAATTAGAATAATTTTATATATAGATTTTAGAATTGATACTATGTATGGTATTAAAACAAAAGGTATTGGGTTAGCTTCTAAATTAGATTATCCAACAGTTAATATTAAATTATTAAAAAAATATGATTGTGGGGTATATGATGGGGATAGTAAATATGGAAAAGTTACAATTTTTGTAAAAAATAATAATATTGCTGAATGTCATTATAAAGAATTTAATAAAGATATTAATAAACAAAAACATATTTATATTTATAATGTAAAGAAATTAAAAAATATACCAGAGAATAGTATTTTAGATTTATATAATAAAGGATGCAATTAAAAAATTGAATAAAAAAATTAATATTAATATAATATATCTATAATTTAATATTAATTATGAGCAATTTATACAATTTTATAAATGAACTGAATTGGCAAAGTAGACATGAATTTATGTCAATGGATGTAATAAAAAGAAAAGATTTAAAAGAAATTTGCAATGATAAAAATATTGATATTCAAGAAAAAATTAAATTAATTGAAAATTATGATATATTTTCATCAAGTAATATAATGTGGGTCGCTTATAAAGAACTTGCTAATTCAAAATAAATAAATTATATATATTTTCTTGGTGAATGACAAATTCTTTCATTTTTTACAATTATTAAATCATATTCTGATAATATTTTATCTAAAGGTTTTCTCATTCCTCTTGGAGAAGTACTATTTCTTCTATTCATATTATTTAGATATTTTTGTTTTTCATTATTGTATCTAATATATCTTTTTTTAATACTATTAACAATTATTTGATTTAATTCTATTGGAATATTTGTTTTAGATATTAATTTATACATAATATTATCAATTATAAATATACCAACATCATTAAATTGAATAGAAATATCCATTATTAATAATTAATAATTAATTTAATTATATTTGTTTATTTTATTAAATTGTCAATTTTTTTGATGAGTATTTTGATATAATAAATTTTATATATAATAATTATAAATAAAATGAACAATGATTTTATAAATACAAGAAGAAAAAGAACTAGATATACATTTACTAAACCACCAAGTAATAATCTTCATGATATTGAACAAGAAGATGGTGAAATTAGTTTTTTTTATCAAATCGCTACATTTCCAGACCCATATACAAAAAAATTTAATATGAGAAAGTTCGTGATGAGTGGTAATAATGAATTTCTTGATGTAAAGGAATATAACTTGACAAAAAAACAAGCTAAAAAATTTTATGCAGAAAAAAAACCGAATGAACTTAAAAGATATTCTGTTTATAATTTAAAAGACATTGGGTATCCGGTAATGACTGATATTTTAACAGCAAAATCAAGTATACTTTCACAAGATTATGATTATACAGGATTTGCACCATTTTAAAATTTAATTATTTAATTATATTTTAAAATATTATATTATAAATAAACTAAGAGAATTCTTTGATAATACTCTTTAGATGTGTTAATTCTTTAATTTTATCATTAACTTTATTTTTTTCTTTCATTGCGTGTTCTTTATTAAACAAGTCAATAGTCATTTCTAAAAGTTTTTCTACCATAACATCAAGAAGATTTACAGCAACATTTCTATAACAATTTTCAGCCATTTCAATAGTAACTGCTCTTAAATAAGCTTCATTCCAAACAGGTCCATAAACATCAATCTCAATCATATTTTTTTCTGCAAAAGCATAACTAAAAAATCCATTATTAAATTCAAGATGTTCTTTATAAATATTTGCTAATTGTCTTGTAATCTCTAAAGTAGAAATTTTTGGTCTTTTTTGCATACGAATCATTGATGTAATACTAAATCTAATCCTTGATTCGTATGCCTCACTACCAATTTCTTTAATAATATATCCAGCAAATTTTTTGGTAAGTTCGTCACAACCTTCAGAATCATTATAAATATACGATAGAATCATTTCTTCTGTAATTTCGTAAACAAGGTTTTGAATATTATTATCTTCTAATAGTTTAGAAAAATAACTTTTTAGATATTTATTCCATTGTAATCTTTTTTTACCCATTGGGTCATCTAATTTAAGATCAAATACTGGAAGTGTAGAAGCTAATATACTTTCTTTTTTATAAGCATTTCTAATAGTTTCATTATTTGCTAAAATAGGTGAAATTAAACCATAACTAAATAATTCACTAAATTTATCATTAACATAATCTTCTGGTCCAATTTTATAGTTATCAGAAAGATAACTAAAAATATTCATGTCAATATTTAAATTACTTCTTTTTGGTAGACTATTAATATCATTCGGAAAAGTTCTATACATGTAACTAGAAATTCTTTTTTCAAATTCATTTTTAAGTTGGTCTTCAAATTCAGCTCTTTCAAGAGAAGAACCTACAAGTTTCTCAATAATCATTTTTAAACGGATAGAAAGTGCATTATCTGTATTAGTTACTAGTTTTTCAAGAAAGCCTTCAGATTCTTTAAGTATAATAATTTTATTATCAATACTATCAAGAAGAGTGGGAATACTATCTCTAATTTTTTCAAATTGAATATCAGAAATTTTTTTTCTTAATACCATAACACCAGATGGTCTAAATTTTGGATTATTAATAAAAAAGTCTGTTTCTTCATCAATTTTTTGAGCAACTGTCATACCAGAGTTTACATCATTATTATTTCTTAGTACAACAGCAATATAACCATATCCAAGTGGATATTGCTCGCCATTGAGCATACTAGTAATAATTTTAGTATTCATTCTAGAAGTTAAATCAGTTTTTGTAATAATACCTAATGTATCATCTTCTCTACCAGATTCTTGTACTAATTGGATTGCTTGATTAGTAGCTGCATCTTGTGGTGCTGCAGAAACAATTATAGGTATATTATTATTATTATTCAAAAATTGAACTGACATTTTTTTAATAGATTTTGGTAGTTCTGGGTTATCTTTAGAAACAAAAAATAGACCTGGATAATCTTCTAAATAACTATTATATACATCAGGAGCATGTATTCTTACATCTATTTTTTTAATATGTGAGTTAAGATTTAGCCTTTCTATTTCATTTCTAGCATCTTCTTCAGTTTTAACTTCTTTTCCGCCAACGATAAATTTAATTTCATCTGATCTAATAGTTGTTAGATGTGTTGGTTTCATAGTTGCCATACCCATTTGTTTAGGTAATATATCTTTACCACAAATTGCTTCTAAAACACTACTTTTACCTGATGATTGAGGTCCAATAACACCTAATGCAGGAAAATTATCTAATCTAATATCATATTTATCAAGTTCAGAAATAGCAACAAATAAGTCAGAAGTGTCTGATTTAAAAGTTGAATATTGTCTTTTACAAATTGTATTACTAAAAGTTTTACCATAGTTAGGTTGTGTTTTAAAAATAGAATTAATTGGTAAAACTTTTGGTAAAACTATTTGTTTTGTCGAAATTTGGTTGTGTTTAGGAAGATATCTAAATCTTGAATGAAATCTTACTGGAACACTACTACCAACTCGTTGAAGTAAATTGGTTGATTGTAACATCATTAATAATGTACTATTAATATGATTTAAAGCACATAGATAAAAAATTGATCAATTTTTTATCTAGTTAATTATCAATAATAAATATCTTTTTTTTAGAACCCATATCAATAAGGTCTTGTATTCGTTTAACTCCAACCATCGTTCCTCCATTAAAATCATGAGCATCATCAATATATAATGTATATAAATACATAAAACAAGCAATAAGTATAAAAACTAATCCAATATAGAATAGTCTATTATTTCTCGTAAATGTATCTAACGTGAATTTATTTTGTAACATATCATCTAATATTTGAAACATGGAATCTTTAGTATTAATAAGTATCTGTCCAATGGATTGATTATATAAAGGAGTAGTTTCAATTGGTTTATTAAGTTCATTTAAATTATCTCTCATTTTTTTTTTCATTTCTTTTTTCCTTCTTGCTCTATATTGGTCAAATCCTAAGTTAAATTTATCAAAATCAAAATCTCCATTATCAGATCTATTCTGATAACTTCCATCTTCATTCATTTTAAAATCAAGACTTGGGGTTGCTAGATCTTTTCCATCTTCAAAACTCATTATAATATAAAAGTTGAAAATAATTTGTAATAACTTAAATATTTATTATATAATATATTATAGTTATGTTATATTTTAAATGTCCAACTTGTAAAACTCTGTTAGCAAATAAACAAATACCATTTGAACAAAAATTAGAAAAAATATGTTCTCAGCATGGAAAAAGTGATAATGCTATAGAAAAAGAAAAACAAGAATTATTAGATGATTTAGAAATAAAAAATATATGTTGTCGGATGAGAATATTAACATATATTAGAATAGTGGATATAGTAATTTAATTACAACTAAAATACTTATTATTAGTGATATCACATATATTTTTATTATTATGACAACCAATAAATGGTATATTAAGATTTTTCATAATAGTACAAAATATTTTATGAATAAAAAATTGTGGGTTAGTTCTAAATTCAGAACTATCTGGATCTAAATAACAAATATTAAATGGACAAAAGTAAGAAAGATAAATACCAAATAAAAAAATACCAAATAATACAAAAAATATGTATTTTTTAAAAAAAGAGGTAAATTCTTTTACTTGAACACGATTATTTCTTGAAAAGGTGAATAACCAAATTAGATAAAAAATAAAAATTGTTAAAAATGTTGTTACAAGTATAATGTTTCGTGACCATTTTCTAATAAATGGTTTTATACGATGATTCATTTTTATAGGATTAAAAGGTGCTTTATCTGTTTTTCTTTTATAAATAACAGATTTATCATATATTTGTTCTTTATTGCATTCTCTTTTTGAAAAATATAATTTTGGATTAGATCCATCTAAAGGATTTGATTTACAAACCCATCCTATATCAGGATTTATCCAATCGTCCTTGAATAATACTTTACCTTCAATTAAATTTTTAGTATCTGATCCTCTATAACTTTCACATTTATCTTTAAAATCACTAACTAAATTTATTTTTGGTATATCTATTTTATTTCCATTATTTTTATCAATACATATAAGATCAATGGTACTTATTTTACCAAAATTACTCATCTTTATAAACTACTATTAGATAATATAATTAGTTTGTTTTATTAATTATTATAATTTATATTTTTTAATATAAAATATAATAAATTAAACAGTAGTACTCCTTTCTTTTTCCTTTTCCTTTTCCTTTTTCTTTTTTCTATTTTTTATTCTAGTATATCTTGGTCTCCTAACTCTAGCAGGATCTTTATTAGGATCATTTTTGAGAGATAATACATCAACAATAGTACCAACTCCTCTTGTGGTACCTTCTCTAAAGAAGAATTCTGATCCAATTTCAACAAATTCAGGATGATTTGCAAATCTAAAAGATACAATTGCTTTATCGTCCATTCTAAGACAATCTTTATTTTCTAAAATAATTTTAGCTGTCTGTCTAATTGACCCAATGTGAATAACTGGAGAATAGTTTGTAGAAATAGTAGTTGAATGATTCAATACTTTAATTTGGGCTGAAAATTGGAAACAAATATTATCTTCATTATTATCACTTATTATAATCATACCTCTTCTTATTTTATTTCTATTAAATTCTACTTTTTTATCTAATATACGGATAGCAAAACAACCTCGTTGTCTATTACCTAACTCTTCAACCGGTTGTCTTATATTATTATGAATTGACCATATTTTAATTGGTATAAACTTATTATTATAAGGACCAATGAGTGCTTTATTACCTATTTTAAGTGGATTCGCACCTTTTACAATACCACTAACAACAAGACCAACTCCAGGTGGTGTAAACTTAGAATCAATATAAAATACAGTTTCTTTTTGATCATCTACATTCCAAATTTTCCTTGGTTCCAAACTTCCAAGAAATTTTTTAAGGACATTAATATAATAACCAGTCTTATTAGAAATACTAATAACCGGAACAAGATTTGGATTATTATTCATCATAGATCCATATTTTATTATTTCTTTTATACTATTTTCTTCTTCATTATTACTATTTTCTTCTTCATTATTACTATTTTCTTCTTTATCATTACTATTTTCTTCTTTATCATTACTATATTCAGATCTATGAGTATAGTTATTAATAAATACTAGGTTTCTATGTTTTTTAAATATTCTTTTAATACTGTTAACTGTATCTTGATAAATTCTTGGTTTATTTTCAACAAGATCAACACGAGTAATTAATACAATAAAAGGAATTCTCATACAAACTAATATTTTAATATGTTCTTTTGTCATTGGTAGTACACCCTTATTAGCAGCAACAACAAGTATACCATAATCAGGAAATTGGCCAGTCATTCCATATAATGTTGTTTTAAGATATTTTTGATGACCACAAAGATCAACCATAACTCCTTCTTTATTATTACCAAGATCAATACATTTTATTGAAATATCAGAAGTTTTTCCTAAATCCACTTCATGAGGATGTTTAGCAACTATTCTTCTAGCAGAACCATTACCATCATCTAGTTTACTGGTTGATAAAACACCAATAGTTGTACTATTGTGTGCAACTGAAAAGTCTTCTAATAAAAATCTTTTATTACCATCTAATCCAAATCCATAATAATCTCCAATACGTTCTTTGGTAATTGTTATTCCTGTTTTCATATTACTTTTTTTAGTAGATCTAGGAAGAGCTTGTTTTCTTTTTAATAAACATGGAATTGTTTCTTGACCATGACCACCAAAGTTAAAACGAACACATTTAGTTTTTACGGGTTCATTTTTACCATTTGTACAGATTTTAATACAATCATATTTATAAGTTGAAAATCCTAGAGATCTAATTAGATATACCATACCATCTATTAATTTTATATATTTCTTACTCATAATAAATGAATATGTATTTCTATTACCTTTATTATAATGTCCATCCGAATCAACAAGTCCGGCTAAAAGTTTTAATCTATTTTCTCTTGAATTATATTTGAAAACATCTGGAATATGTTTATTATTTAATAAATTATTGTCTTTTAAAAAATTTCGAAATAAATTTCCTCCATGTCTTATTTTTCCTTCTTGTATTATACTATATTTGTATTGTGCTTTATGTTTTGAAAATTTTAATCCATAAGGGCTTAAATTAGCTTCAAAATAATCAATGATTTCTTTATCAGCAGTTGTAATACCTGTTCCTGATGAAGTCCCGTCACCTAACCATATACCAACCATATATGGATCAAATGGTAACTTTTTATCTGGGAAATTTACTCCGGTTCTAAACCATTTAAGCATATTGCGTTGCACTTTTGTTAATTTTATAAAATCAATTACTGAAATTTCTACAATATCATCATGTTCAAGTTTTTTTCCTTTCATATTTTCTAAAAATAGTTCTGCTTCTTTTTTTTTTTTATTCTTTTGATGTTTTATTTAGTAAAAATGTTTTTTGTTTTATTAGTGGTTTTCCATTTTCAAATATCCCATATCTCACACACCAACGTTTTCTTGTTTTATCATAAATTAAATATTCTTGATTAGAATATTTTAAACATAAAATATGTTCACCATTAACAATATAATTTTGACCATTAATTGGTGTAATTTTATAAAGTTGTCCTTTTCCTGCATGTGTTTCCATAACCTTTCTTGGAATAGAATCGTCACCCATAAGTAAGTCACCAGCTTTAATATTTTCAACAGTTTTTATTGTACCATCTGATATTATTACCTTCGTGCCTTTTTCAAAGCATTTTCCTGAGTCTATCGAACCAACCACAACAAAACATATTTCTTTTTTTACATTATTATCCTTAATATTATCATGATCTTCTGGTGAATCAGATTCTGAAATAAGTGTACTTGACATCTTATAATATCTATATAAATCATTATTTTTTTATGTATTATAATATTTAAATATCAATTTTATGAATATTATTACATAAAATTGATAATATTATGATATATAAAGATTATAATATTAATATATCTAATATAAAATCGATGTTAAATGCTCACCAAAAAAAAATACGTTCAATAATAAGAAAAAACCATGATGGTATATTATATCATGATAAAGAATTACCTGATGTTGTAAATACTTTAATAATTAATATTTACAAATCATCTGAAAAAGATGTTGATAATAATGATGTTCATACATTTATAGCACAATATTTACATTTTAATAAAAAAGAGAAAAAATATTATTTTAATTTAAGAAAGAAAAAAAGTAATACAAATGATATTCAAAAAATGGTAGAAACAATATCAGCTAATATGTGTGTTATTGAAGAAATTAATGAAGATAATAATACTTCAAATGAATTAAATCAAAATATATTCAAAAAAATACTATCTAAAAAAGTAGAAAATAGTGATAGTGATAGTGATAGTGATAGTGATAGTGATAGTGATGATATTGAAATTGATACGGAAGAACTTGAGAAACAATTAACAAATATAAATGTTAAAAAAAAAAATATCAAAACAGAAACAGGTTATAAATTTCCAAATGAAAAATTTCTTCCAATAAGAAGAGATGATTTAAAAAATGGTCCTTATGGGTCACAATGGATTCACGAAGATCAATACGATGATCCTTATAATGATATATTAGAACAAAGAGCTATTATATATGATAATTTAAGATCGATAGTATTACCAGAACAAAGAACTCCAGAATGGTTTGAAATGAGAACAGGAAAAATTACAGCTAGTGATGGAGGTACTGTTTTAGGATTAAATAAACACGAGCCAAAATATAATTTTATTCTCAAAAAAAATGGAAAAATACCATTTTCATCAAATAAGTTTTGTTATCATGGAAAAAAATTAGAAGAACCAGCAACGATGGTATATGCATATAGGATGAATGTTGAAGTACAAGAGTTTGGTTTAATGGGTCATCCAACAGTAAATTTCTTAGGAGCTAGTCCTGACGGTATTTGTAGTAGATTAAAGAATGATCTTAAACATCAATCTAAATATGTTGGAAGGATGTTAGAGATTAAATGTCCATTTATTCGTAAAATTAATACTGATGGTTCAATTGCGAATCAGATTTGTCCAATATATTATTGGGTTCAGGTACAATTACAATTAGAATGTTGTAATTTAGAAGAATGTGATTTTTGGCAAGTTGATTTAAAAGAATATAAGAATAGAGCTGAATTTTTAGAAGATACAGATTCAAAAGAACCATTTAGATCTAAAAAATTTGGTTATGAGAAAGGATGTGTAATACAGTTATTACCTAGAGATAAAGTAACAGATATTAAAAATAATAAATTAAAGTATTGGGATGTTGTTTACGAAGATGCTATTTTTATGTATCCTAAAAAAATAGAAATGACACCTGCAGATTGTGATATATGGGTATCACAATCAATAGCAGAATTACAATCAACTCCAAAATATTTTGATTATGTATTTGATAAAGTTTTGTATTGGAGAGTTGAAAAAACAATGAATGTTACTATTTATCGTGATAGAGATTGGTTTGCACGTCAATTGCCAATATTTAGACAGATGTGGCAATATGTATTATTTTTTAGAGAACATCAAGATAAATTAGAAATATTAGAAGATTTTATCAGTATTCAAAAATATAAAAGTAAAGCGGCAAAAGAAAAAGATGTAATGGATGTAGTAGATAAATTATACAATACAGGAAGTAATAATTATAATAAGATAGTAAATACAATAAAAAGAACTATTGCTGAATATAAAGTAAAAATGAAAGAAAAAGAAGATAAAAAAAAACTCAAACAAGAGGAAGAGAGTTATATGTTTACAGATTATTCAAGAACAGAATATTTATTTAAGGATTAAAAATTAAAAAAGGTATAAAGAAATAATAAGTAATATAAAGTAAGAAGTAAAAAGCTTAAAAAATAAAATAAACTTAAATGAGTGAAATTAATAATAATATTGAGGAAAGGTTAAAAATTGTTTTAAATAAATTAAAAGATGATTATGATAAAAAATTAGGAGAATCTATTAAACATGAGAAAGAAACTTTATTAAAAAAATTATTTGATATGTTTCCATATTCTAATGAAGATAAAGATCAGATAATAAAAGAATTTATGAAAGGAGAAGAAGAAAAAAAAGAAGAAAAAAAGGAAAAACCAGTATTACCTGAAATAATACTAGAACAGTTTTTATACAATAATGAAAATTATTATTTTGACAAGGAAGGAAGTATTTGGGATAAAAATGCAGATATAATTGGATCATATGATGGTTTAACAGATGATCATATACCAAAAAATATTTATTTATTTAATAATATGAAAAAAAAAAATATCAAAATAAATTTTAATTTAGAATAAATAATTTTGATAGATATAATAAACTGATAAAATATAATTATTTTATCAATTTATAATAATATGACAAAGATCAAAGGAAGGAAGATCAAAGGAGAGAAGATCAAAGGAGGGGCGATGAAACCGGAATCGGATTTTGTTACTTATAATATAAGTGAAAAAGAAGAAGATCAAAAATGTGCACCATCAAAAATATATGAAAATGGTTCTTGCATTCCATTAAATATATTAGTCGCAATGACAAAAGGATATAATAAAATGAATCCTCAAGATGCAATAATATTAAAACCATCAATAGAAACATTAAATCCAGGAAAATATAAAGATTATTTAGTAATGGAATTTAATAAACGTCTTAATGATATTTGTGATGATCAAATCTGTTGGACTAAACAAGATTTTGTTAAAATAATAGATGATCAAATAAGAATTGAATTAGATAAAAATACATTTAGACCATCTGGTCCAGAAGGTAAATTTACTTGGTTAAATACATTTAATATTAATGATACAGTAAGTCAATATGAAAGTAAATATAATGATTTTAAATTTTTAGGAGCTGTTCCAATAGATTTTGATGAATTACCACAATTAGGTATTTCAGATTTAGATTTAAACAACTTAAAAAAAAATGGGAAAAATAAAATAGGTTTAATTTTTAATTTAGATGAACATTATAAACCAGGATCTCATTGGGTATCAATGTTTGCTGATTTAGAAAAAGGACAAGTATATTTTTCTGATTCATATGGTACAGAGCCTGAAAAAAGAATTAGAAAATTTATGAGAAAAGTCGCTAAATTTATTGAAGAAAATGGAAATAAAAATCTTGATGTTAGACATAATAAAAAAAGACATCAACACGGTAATAACGCATGTGGTGTATATAGTATAAATTTTATTGTAAGATTATTAAGAGGTGAATCATTTGATGACATAAATAAAAATAAAATACCTGATAAGGAAGTTAATAAATGTAGATTAGTTTATTTTACAAATAATAAATAATAATAGTGGTAAATTAATATTATTAATTAATTATATTAATATAATTAATTAATTAGCTACTTTGGTTGTTATTTTTTTATCATAACATCCAATTGTAAATTTAAGTTTATGAGGTTCGTTATTAAAATCATATAAAATATTATTATTTGGATCATCATCTAATTTAAATTTAATTACAATACTTGATAATTCATATATTGGTTTGTTAAAAGTTTTTTCTATCGGACAAATATCCTTACTGGATTTATTAAGATCTAAAATTGCAAAAGGTTTTTCATCATCAATACCTTCTATAAATAAATAAACATTATCTGTTGATGATAATGAATGTTTTTGATCTGATTTGAATACATTCTTATCTAAGTACTTTTGTTGTTTAAATCCTAATAAACCAATAATAGAATTATCATTATTAATTAAAGAAAAATTACTCCCATTCTTATTTCTTATTATAATATAGTTATATCTATCTTTTTTTATTTCCATATTAGCATTACTTTCTTTAAATCCAAGATCTATTGCATGTAATAAATTATCAATTGTATAATAACCTGATGATAATTCTATTATTTTTTCATTTTCATTTTCAATATAAATAAAATGATTTTTTGTTTCTGTAATATTATTAATAAGTTTGGGCATGTCGTATGAATCTAGCTTAAAATTGGTTATATTATATAATGATTTATCTAAATTTACCATATAATCATTATAAAATTCTGGTTCAGTATAATCTTCTGATAATATATTTAAATTTTTATATATTAGTTCTTGGTTATCAATGGTGTCTTCACTTGTATGATCAGTATTATTATTATCATTATCATAATCATAATCATCATTAATAAGAGATTCGTCTAAATTTTGTTGATTTATATCATAATCATCTTCCTGATATTCACTAGTACCATCTTCATATTCAACTTCATCTTCATCTTCACTAACACCATCTTCATATTCAACTTCATCTTCATATTCATTATCTTCATATTCATTATCTTCAAAATCACGAGTATTATCACTAGTTTCATCTTGTTGATCATTATCATATTCGTAAATAACTGCCATTTTATTATTTTTATTTTTTGAATCATCTATTTCTATTTCCTCATGTACTTCATTATTTAAATTATAAGTATATTTTGAATCTTTCACTGTATTTAGTATGTTTAAAAGTTCTGCCTTTTTTGACTCTATTAGTTTTATTTTATCATCATTTGATACTTTTAAAGTATTATTTTTTTTTTTATATTTTTTTTTATCTTTTTTTTTATCTTTTTTTTTAGGTTTTATATTACTTATTGTAGCTAAATTATTATTTAAATTTTGGATAACATAATCTAATTGTTCTGAATCCATATTATTAAGAATTTGATTATTTATTGTTGGAAGATTTAATTGTGCTTCTAACATTGTTTTATTAAGATTATTAATAATATCACCAATTTGCTTGGATGTCATAGTATCAGCTGCTAATTTGATTGAACTGTCTGACATGCCCCACCCTGTATTGTTATTGTGTTGTACCCTTCCATTATATTTTGATTGGTTGAAATTATTATTACTATTGCTATTACTATTATTATAGTTTCCAGACATATCTAGATATTTTTGCATCATGAGCATTTGATTTACATCCATATTGCTCATATTATCCATTTTATTCATATTTATATTCATATTTGGAGATATCATTGGATTAAAATTACTTGAATTATTATTACTACTATTATTCTGGTATGAATTACTAATTTGTTTTCTTTCATTTTGTATTTGTGCTAATTTACTAGAAAGTTCTGAATCACTCATTATACCACTTCCTAAATTAGATGTGTCAATATTATTTATTTTATTATTCCCATTTTTTGTATTTTGCATATTATTCATATTTTGCATATTATTCATATTTTGCATATTATTCATATTTTGCATATTATTCATATTTTGCATATTATTCATATTTTGCATATTATTCATATTATTCATATTGTTCATATTATTAGTATTATTTGTATCATTATTATTAGTATTATTTGTATCATTATTATTTTGCATTGACATAAACATATTTAACATATTTTCATCATTATTATTATTATTGCCAAAATCACCAAGATTCATATTATTAAAATCCATTGAATTTCCAGTATTTGGATTAAATCCACCCATTCCTCCAAAATTATTGTCGAAATTACCAAAATTTCCTCCCATATTTTGCATATTCATCATATTTTGCATATTCATATCCATATTTTGTCCAGTATTTTGCATATTTAGTCCTTGATTATCTACACCTCTACTTCTTCCTTGACCTCTAGTATCACCACCATCTAAAGAAAAATTAATTTCAGTTGGTTTTCCATTATTCATACCTGGAATACGTGGACCACCTGGACCACCTGGACCACCTGGACCACCTGGACCACCTGGACCCATTCCACCCATCATCATACCAGTTGGTCTAGGATCATATTCTTTTTGTCGTTCTAACATTTTTTTTTCTATATCAGAATTACCTCCACCACCTCCACCACCTCCACCTCCACCACGTCCGCCATACATTTGATTATTATCTTCATTTGATAATTGCATTTGTGTACCCATTTCACCAGTAGCAGTGATAAAACCACCATTACCTTGAGGAAGAGGTGCGAAATTACCAGCAGTATTTCCAAAATTTGAATCACTATATGCTGGACCGTTTGCTCCTTCTGTAATATTTCTATTATTTTTTTTCATCGAAGGAAATTCAGGTCTTCTTTCAATATGTGTATCACGTGGACCATATAATTCTTGTTCTCTATCACGTTCATATTGATGTATTTTAGAAGGATTATATTTAGATTTATGCTGTCTTTCTTTTTCATATAAATTAATACAGTCTTTAATACTTTTTTTATTTAATAAATCTAAAAAATCAGGTGGATTCATACTAGAAGGTTTTCGTTTATTGTATTTATTGTATACAGATTTCATCTGCTGGACAAGAAATTTTTTACATCTTCGTTTAGAATCAGGATTATCTTTTATATTAATCCTTCTCTGAAGATGATCAAACTGTCTTGATACATTCTTATCGGAGAAGAAAAACTTATCCATTATAAAACTATATTATTGGTTGTTAATTTTTTATTAAATATTTAAACACGATTAAAATAAATTAATTTATTTATCAAGTATATAATATATGACGAGTAACCCTAATAATTCAATGAATGGATTCCCAACAGGAAACTATCCTCCTTATGGTTTTAATGATAATAATTTTAATAGAAAAAGATTCCCTTCTAATATGCAACCACCATATGATGGTATGTCTGGTAATCCTATGAATAATTTTACACAACTATCTACGAATACTCAAAAAATGATGAATCAATTACCATCAATGTCTAATTTTAATGATGCTTATATGCAAAATAACCCAATTATCGAACCTATAGATTATACAAATAATAATAACTTGTTACATAATAATGTAGCATCAGAAGTATTAGATGAACATGTTATTGAATATAGAATAAATATAGATAGTTTGGATAGAGATATTGATACTTATCCAGATCCTTTTAATTTTACTGTAAAATTTAACCCCTCTTCAAGTAGTATTCTTAGAACTGAAGTAAATAAAAATGGTGTAAAACAAACAGTTAATGAAAAATTTAGAGGTGCACCAAGACCCCACATAACAAAAGAGTTTAGAAATGTAAAATATATTAAACTCGATAATGTAGTTTTACCTCAATTTACTAAATTGGAAGAAACTTATGATGGTTATGATTTTGATAAAGAAAAATGGTTAGTAAATGATCGTTTTGTATCACTTGTTATAAAAGAATTAGATACAAATCGGATACTATGTACATCAGATGATAGTATAAGAATAGATGAAGATACAGGAGAAGAAACAACACCACCTTGTCCATTTGCAATGATATTCCCAGAAAAATTACTAGGAACTAATTTTTTTACAGGTACGCCTTATTATGGTTCTGTTTATTATAAAAACTCTCAGTTAAATAACCTTAATTCATTAACAATACAATTTTATGATGATTGTGGAAAACCCTTAAAATATAATAATCTTTATACAATAAAAGAATTAAATAAAGCAGAAGAAGACGGGATGCCTATTTCAACATCAGATATTAGACATCCTTTAAATAGAAGATTACAAGTACATGTATCATTTATAATTGGTGTTATTGAAAGTCAAATAAATACAAATACTAAGTTTGAAAACTAATTATTAAATTTTAATAAATAAAAATTAATAAATTAATAACTTCTACCAAATAAACATCTCACAATAGAATTATTTCCACAAATACAATTAGTAGCTAATTGTTTTAGAGTATATTTATCATCAATTGGTTTACATAATGATTTAGCACTAGTTTTTTCTTTAATATATTCTTCACATTGTTCTTTACCACACCAATTAATAATACATATCTTTTTATCATCTAAAAATTTAATCATTTGTTCATATGAATTTGGATAAGTAATACCAGTATTAAGTTTATATAAAGCTTCTGTATAAAGTGAAAGTTGTATACTTTCCATAATTATATCTATATTTTCTATTAAGTTTTTATTAAAATTAATATCTATTTTTTCACCTGTATTACGTTTACATATTCTTAATGTTTCATTTTTAGTGTCACGTGGTCCAATTTCAATTCTAATAGGTGTGCCAAGTCTTTCCCAATAATTATATTTCCATCCTGGATTATGATCTGTATTATCTATTTCAACCCTAAAATTATTTGATAATATTTTATAAATCTTATTAATGTATTCTAAAGTTTCGTCTCTATGTTTTTTAAATAAAATTGGAATAATTACAATTTGTACATTTGCTATTTTAGGAGGTATGACTGCACCTTTATCATCACTATGAGTCATTAATGCAACACCGATAGATCTTGTAGTAAATCCCCATGAATTTTGCCATACAAACTTATTATTACCATCCTTATCTAAAAATTTAATATCAAACATTTTTGAAAAATTTTGTCCTAAACAATGAGCTGTTGCACATTGAATACCTTTACCTACTTCAGGAATAAATCCTTCTATTGTATATGTAATATCTGCTCCAGCGAATTTTTCTTTTTCTGTTTTTATTCCTTTGATAACAGGAACACCTAAAATTTCTTGATATATATATTCATATAGATCAATTATATCTTTGACTTCTGTAATAGATTCTTCTTTTGTACTAAAACAAGTATGACCTTCTTGCCATAAAAATTCTCTACTTCTGATAAATGGAGTTGCATCTTTGAATTCCCATCTAATAACATTACACCATTGATTTAGTTTTAATGGAAGATCGTTATAACTTCTAATCCTGTCATTTAATATTGAATAAATACCACATTCACTTGTAGGTCTAATAGCTAAATAATTTTGTTCTTTATCAATATGTGGATTGTCATCTTTAATAGTTAGATCTTTATTACCAACTTTTGTTACCCATGCGACCTCTGGAGAAAATCCCTCAATGTGATCTTTTTCTATTTCTAAATTAGATTTAGTAATTAAAAGTGGAAAGTAACAATTTTTTACATTTCGTTGTTTTAATTTTGAATCTAATTCTTTTTGGATATTTTCCCAAATAGCATAACTGTTTGGTAATAAAATATAACAACCAGATATATCATAATAGTGTATTAAATCACCTTTTAAAACAATTTGTGTATACCATTCTGAGAAATTCTCTTGTTTTGATACAGTAATACCAAGAATATTTTCACTACTTTGACTCATAATAATAATAATTATGTATTATTATTATTATTTTAAATAATTAATAATCAATTTTTTTATTTAAAAATCAATTTTAGGAATTGGTATAACTCTATCTATAATATATGTATCTTTATCGAATTTAATTCCTGAACCATCTTCTTCCATAGCTACTTTACCAATAGGATATTTTAAATTAAAATCATAAACAACCCCAGATTTAGGATAAAACCAATAATCGTCTGGTTCAGAAAAAGTTGGTTCATTTTCTTCATCGCCTTCTGTTAGTTGTTTAACAGCAGATATTTTCATAACTTTAATTTTTAATGTCATTGCTTTATTACTATTACTACCATTATCAATTTTCATATCATCATAAATATCATCTTTATAAGCTGGTCCAATATATTTGTCAAATAGTGATGGTTCTTCAAATTGGAAACATTTATAAGATTGAACAACTTTATTTTCATTTTCATTTAATCTACAATCTACTGCAACTTCTTTAATTGGGTCAAGGAATGATTGAATTAAATTATCCTTACTTCTTGCTAAATCTTCTATATATTGATCAGTAGTCCATTTACCGGTAGTTCTTACTGATTTATATCTATATACTTCTACATGTCTTTCAGACATTGGTAAATCTCTATGTGAACACAAACGAACAGCTCTACCAATCATTTGAGTTATACGAACTTCGTTCCAATATGGTTCCATAATATGTACTTGTCTAACATTCTTAAGATTAAGACCTTCAGTACCAGCAGGAGAAATAAGCATAATTTTAAGGTATTCTCCATATTTATTTTCAGATTGATTATATACATCCATAGCATCATACCTTTCATTAATATCTTTAATACCACCATGAAATTCAACATATCCAACTTTACCAGATAATAATTTTTTAGATTTCATGTAATTATAAAAACCAAAATGTTTAAGATAAATTTTAAATATTTCTAATCCTTCCATTAAAACATAATTACTATAAACAGTTACTGGTCCTTTTGATGATAATATATGAAAAACAATATTAAGCATTTTACCAGAACATTTATATAGTTCATCGTATAACCCTGATTTATTATTTACTTCTTTATGGAATTTTTTAAAGTCGTCTCTATATTTTTCCAAATATAATTCAACATCTTTCATAATTGTGTGTCCTTTTTTTTGATCCTTATTTGTAATATTGGCTAAATGATTATCAAAAGTTGTTATATATGTTTTAAGTGCTTCAAAATATTTAGAAACATTTAAAAGTTTGTCAGAACCCTTTCTTGATTTAAAACCTTCTAAATCTGTTGATTCTTGGCCTTCTACTACTTTAAGTGCTTCCCTTTCAGATACTCTAAATTTATTTGGTCTAGGTCTTTCTTCACCATTTATTGTTTGAGAGATATATGGAAATACAAAATTACTTGCCTGACGAGTATATGATTTATATGTTTGTGATCTACCTCCACGAAGTCTACTTCTCATTGCTATTTTTTCTTCTATTTCTTCATAATATCTATAAACTTCTTTATGATAATCACTCATTTCAATATCAATGTAATTTATAGTTTTAGAAGCAAAGAAATCAGGTCTAGCACCTACATAATAAGTAACAAGTCCCATAATTCTTCTTTGAAACATGTTTTTATTATCAGAATTCATTGTTCTGTATGAACCATCTGATATAAACATATGATTAAATTCGTTTTCGCTTCTTGGAAAAATACCAGGTCTTAGTAAATTAAATAATAATCCTAATTCATATGGATTATTTATAGCTGGTGTTGCAGAAAGTAAAATAGTCCGTGTATCTGGATTTTCAGATTTATCTTGAATCATATAATCGTATATTGTTTGAGCTCTTTTACCTTTATTACTACTAATATTACTATAAACATTCCTTATAAAATTATGGACTTCGTCAATAATATAAAGTGATTTTTTAGAACTATCAACAGTTTTTATTGCATCTAAAAATTTTTTATCAGCAATAGGTGAATCATAATGAACAAATATAATATTTTTATATCTAAATTCATATTCATCATTTTTTAACCAATTTTTTAATTCTTTCAACCAACTACCTCTTAAAGATGATTTTATTAGTAAAAAAACATTCCAACCAGGTGTAAAATTATAAAGTAAATTATAAATATTAATTGCAGAAGCAGTTTTTCCAGAACCGAGTCCATGATAAATTAATATATTTTTATAAGGTGATCTAAAATCTAAATATTTACTTATAAATACTTGATATTTTCTAAGCTCTTGAACAGCTTTTTGTGTTCTTTCTTCTTTTGTATTACATGGATCAACAGCTGTTTTAATAACCTCTGGTAATTTATAATCTTTAAAATTTTCTAATATCCAAGTTGGAAATAATCGACCATTTATTCTTAGATCAATGTAATTACTCTTTTTATTTTGATATAATTTACTTGTTTTATAGTCATTCATTATATCAGTTTATAATATATTAATAGATTATAAAATTAAAAATTGAATTGAATTAATTTTATTTTATATACTAATAAATTAATCACTCGTCTCTTCTAATTCTTCAAGACTTTCACTTAATTCTTCACAAGTTTCACTATCCGAATCGTCATCATCACCTTTAATAACTCCAAATTTTATTAAAGCTTGTTTTGCAGCTTCTTGTTCTCCCTTTTTTTTAGATGTTGATGTACCAAAACCTACTATTTCACCATCATCTTGATGTGTTTTTTGACATTTTACATACATTGTAAATTGTTTATTATGATCAGGTCCAGATACATCCATATTTTGATATATTGGATCTTCCCATCCCATTTTATGAAAATACTGTAATATTGTATCTTTAAAATTAGTTTCAACATGTAATATGCTAGAAAAATCAATTTCTTTTTCAATTAATCTTATGAAAAAATCTTTACAAACATTAAAACCAGCTTCAAGATATAAAGCAGCCATAAATGCTTCAAATGCATCTTCTAGAATATGAAAGTTGTTTTCTCTACCTCCATTCTTTTCTATAAATCTAGAAAGGAAAATATATTGATTTAAATTAATTGCTTTACATAAATCTGCTAATGTTTCACCATTTTCTATTTTAGTTCTTAATCTTGTCATAAATCCTTCTGCTTCTGTATTAGCATATCTATGCCATAAATAATGTGCTAAAATTAGATGTAATACAGAATCACCAAGAAATTCTAATCTTTCATATGATTCATCTTGAAGTGGTATTGCATCGTCTGGATTTTTAATTGGATCAAACTCACTCGTCCTATTTTTTCCATTTTTATTAGTTTTTAAATTTTGTGTAAGATCTCTAATTTGATACGATGTATGAACCATTGCTCTTTGAAAATATTTTAAATTATTTACTTTTAAATTAATTCCATATTTTTTTAACATACCTTCTATGTATTTTTTTGTTATCTTTTTATTTTTTTCATTAAGAATAAAAAGAACTGGATCTATTTCATTAAAGGTATTTAAATCTGTTGGCATTTAATATTTTTTTATTATTATTATATTTTTATATGCTTTTATTATATTTTTATCAATTTTTTACTATTTTATCTCTTATTGTTTCATCAGAATCTATAGGTTCATCTTCAGTAACTTTATCCTTTTTTCTATCTTTTGTTCTTGGTTTAGCTTGTACTGTATCAACTATTCTTAGATTTTGCTGATTATGAATTTCGTTACCAGAACTATTAGGAAATCTATATTCAGAAGATGGATTTTTTTCGTATGCATCTTTAGGATAATAGTGAAATACAAGTGGTCCTCTTTTTTTTTCTTTAGATTTTTTATTTCTCATCAATCTTTGTTCTCTTCCAGGATCTATCGTTTTTCCTATACATTCTGCTATAAATTGTTCAAAAAGTGTATTATCTAATAAATTTTTACCAGTTTTTTTAAAATAATATTTTCTCATTTCAACTAAATGACTAGTTTTAATATTATAATATTGATACCATTTATTATCTCTGATAACTCTCATTCTAAAAGTTATAACCATATTTATTAAGAGATTATAATCATAAGATCCTAATTGAATGAATTTACCTGGTCCTTTAATAAATTTATTATCTTTTATTATTTTTGGGGGTACTTGTTTAACTGGTGTACATCTATTATTATAATGGACAAAATGTACAATTGGTTGATCTTTATAATTAATATAAAAACTATAACCAATAAAATCCCAAAAAGGATAATATTCAACAACTTTAATATGTTTAGCTTTTTCTTTATCAATATTCTTTAATAATTCAACTAATTTTTTTCCATCTTCTTGATAATTTGTTGAGATAATATCATATCTATTAATATCGAGTAATTTATATTTTTTACCTAATTGTTTATCATTCTTTATATTAGATTCTTCTAAAAAATAATTATAAGCATAGTCACCAAATATTATTGTATTTTCATTATCAGTAATAAAATTATAAACTACATCAAGTAATTTTTGTATTTCTTTCTTTTCAATTTGTGGTTTAATATTTGGTAGTTTTGATGTAGCTTTATTAATTGGATAATATTTTTGTAATAATTGCAGTCTTGGTAGAGTTTTTACCCATCTATGATCTGCACTAAAATATGGTTCAGTAAACATTCTAAAAACATCAATAGTTGTAAATGATGGATGAACATAATTTACACCATCGATTTCAATAAAAGGAATACGATGATAGATATTTTTTGGTACATATGAAATATCAGCAGAATCTTTAAAATTAACAAAAAGTTTATAAGTATCTCTATGTAATGCTTCCGTGAGATCAATATATTTATATCCTTTATCGTGTAATTCATTAGCTAATTTTTTACCATCGGTAATTGGATCTGGTGAATAAAAATCAATATCAGGTATAACACCAGTGTCATAAAATGCATCAGCTGGATTTTTATTTACTATTAATGCATTTTGAGCAGTTCCACCATAAACCTTTCTATTATTTCTTTTTGCGAATTCTAAAACAATATTTGCTACTTCAATTTGTTATGCTTTAGTAGGTTCAAGAACGACATCTTTTTTATCTTCTATCTTTTTAACAATATCGTCAATATTATCTTTTAATAGTTCTATATCTTTTTTGCTATAGATTTCCATTTATAATATATAATATTATAAAAAAATTGATTTTAAAATAAAAACTTAAATAGATAAAGATATATTAATAAAAACGATTAATGGAAACAAAAGAAGTATCATTAGATAATTTTAAAAAATATAAAAATGCTTATAAGGATTCTTGTAAATTATCTGCTAGTATATTTAAACAAATAGATTTTCAAACAAATATTGCAAAAGAAATTGATAAAAATTTTATGTTTAAAATTAGTAATGAAATAAACAGAGAAAAATCTCTTGAAAAAATATTAAAATATCTTAATGATTTTGAAAAATCTATTTATTTAGAAGCTGGTATATTTGAATTTTCAATTGTATATACCAAATTAAAAAATTTACCAGAAAATTTAGTTATTAGTGTTTATATGGATAAATTAAATAATATTATTTTAAATTTAGATAAATCAACATCAACTAATAATAGATATTTAAAAAAAAATATTTTAAATGGTAATATTTTTCCATCAAAAGTTCCCTTTTTATCACCACAAGATATTCATCCAAAATGTTGGAGTGATCTGGAAAAAAAGATTAAATTAAGAGAATATAAAAAAAGTCATATGGCAGCAACTGATTTATATAAATGTTATAAATGTGGTGAAAGTAAATGTAAAATTACTCAATTACAAACAAGAGGTGCTGATGAACCAATTACTAATTTTATTACATGTTTAGTATGTGGAAATACTTTCAAACAATAATTTTTTTATATTAAACATAATATATTGTAATTAAGTATAAAATGAAAATTACAGATAAAGAAAAATATAGATATCCAAAAATAAGGTTAGGTTTATGCTGTTCTATAATGACATTAAAATTTAAAAAAAATGTTTATTCAAGTAGAAGACTTAATTTATCTACAATTAAAAATAAAGGTTTAAAATGGGCAGAAAATGTTGCAAAAGAAAATCTTATTGATTTATTAAAAATGGCTTTTTGGTCAAAAAATCATGGTATTGATGTTATGAGAATATCTAGCGAATTAGTACCTCATGGTAATAATATAGATATTGAAAATCATTTTGGTAAAAAAGGAAAAGAATATACAAGTTTAAATTTTTTAAAACCATATTTAGAAATGATTGGACATGTTGCAAAATTAGAAAAAATCAGATTAACATTTCATCCAGGTCAGTATGTTCAAGTAGGTTCACCTGATAAGAAAATATTTAATGCTAGTGTAAGAGAATTATCTATGCATTCTACTTTTTTAGATATGATGGGTATGCCAAAAGAATCTGTTATTGTTATCCATATTGGAGGAGTTTATGGTAATAAAAAAGAAAGTACTAAAAGATTTATAGAAAGATTTAATAGTATGCCAGAATTTATTAAAAATAGAATTGTTCTTGAAAATGATGAAAAATGTTATGATGTAGATGATGTTTTATATATTTGTAAAAAAGTTAAAAGACCATTAGTATTTGATTATCATCATTATGTTTGTCATAAAAAATATCATCCAGAAAAAAACCAAGTTCCATTAAATCAAATTTTACCACAAATTTTAAAAACTTGGGGTAATATTAGACCAAAATTTCATTTAAGTGAACAAATGAAAGATAAACCAGTTGGATCACATTCATTCTTTGTTGAAGAAATACCAGAAGTTTTATTAGATATACCATATAAATACGGTGTTGATATTGATATAATGATAGAAGCTAAAGGTAAAGAAATAGCAATATCAAAACTTTATAATAAATATCCTGAATTAAAACCTCTTTATGTAAAAGATTTACCAAAAAGAGTTGATAAAAAAGCATTAAAAAATCTCAAAATTCCAGAAGAAATAAAGGATGAAATAGATTGTGAATGTAATCTTAATTAGTATTAAAAAATTTAATATTAATTAATAATTAAATAAATTAATGGATTAGATCATAAGTAGCATCAATAACCCATTTCTTTACTGGATTAATATCTCCATCTTTATTAATGGTCTTAAATTGTAAAAGATCAAGACCATATTTAGTACTATCATATCCATATAGGTTCTTATATGCTGAATAAAGATCCTTATTATTTAAAAAATATTCTTTATTTTGATTATTGTAAGTATCGGATGGTAGATTATCTATTACAACATTTGGTCTAAATAGACTATTCTGTAATGTTAATGGACCTAAGTGATTTTTTATACTAGACTGACTTGAATTTATACCAAATATTTTATTCCATGGTTCGATACTAATATTATATTCTACCATATGAGACTTTTCTTTATCATTAATAATAGTTCCGAAACCACGCATTCTATACTTATTAATAATTTCAATAGGATCTCTAATACCAGCAAAATATTTATAATCTATATTGATATGTGTCATAAGTGCAGTTATACAAGATGGTAAAAGGTAAACATTACCACCATCATAATAACTCCTTACACATGGTAAATGGAATCTTGACACACATGAAAAAAATTCCTCATATTGTGTCCTAAATACTTCAATACTATGTGGTAGATATTCTGAAGTTATTTTAAATTTAACATTTTCACATATTTTCATTAAAATTATATTTTCATTTTGTTGCACTTGATTATCTTTATCTCTAATATCATTTAGATAGATATACATATTACTATCATGAATATTATGATTATTTTTTACTTCTTTATAATCTGTTAAACTAATATTCATATCATCTTGAGAAACAATCTTATAATAATATTCAAATAATTTCTTATTTTTATATTTCTTTCTTAATTCATTGTTTCTTGTATATTTAAGTTTAAAATATTCAGAATAAAACCTTTCTTTAATTTCATTTGAACTAAAGTTATTAATAACATAATCAATATCATGATCAGGCATACATTCTTCAATATATTCTGAATTAATATAAATATTAAGACTTTTAGTGGGTTCAATAGTTATAGTATCAGAAATATTTTTACCAGTTTGTTCAACTGATTTTTTAATAATTGGATTAACAGTTTTTTCAAGATTATTTTTAATTACAACAATAAGCTTTTCTACTTCATTCAAAAAATCAAAAACAGACTTTTTATTACACATAAGATCAATATCTGAATTTTTATAATATTCGTTATAAAATCTAATCCATCCTTCTTCATAAGAAACATTGTTTGAATTAACAACATCAAAAAGTGGATTTCTTTTTTCTACGCAACATGTCATTACACTTCCACCAACTGCAAAATACTTCCATTTATTAGACCCTTCTTCAGTTTCTAATCCATCAAAAATACTACAATCAATTTTACCAGTTGTAAAAAGATTAAATTTCTTTGTAAATCCTTCTAATGTATCAATACCATAATCATTATAATCGTTAATCATTGGTAGTCCTAAGCAATTATTTTTAGAATTAATTACGTTTGAATTAACTAATAGTGAACAATATGGATTCATATGAATATCCTCAGAAGAGTATGGGAAAAATGGAAGTTTATTAGCAGTATCTATATCAAAAACATAACGATTGTTAGTCAATGTTCTTGTTTTAACAATACATTCTTCCATATACATACATACCCATGCATAACCAAATAGATACTTATATAATGGTTTATATTTAGTAATAATTTTATCCATTTTTTCAAGAACTTGTTTATTATTAATTGCTAGATGACAATAATCTTTTGAAATTAATAATGCATTAAAAAGATCAAATTGTTCTCTTTGATTTGAGGACATCATAAACATTTCTGTTACTTGATCTTTATTAAGTTCGATAGGATTATTATTAACTCTGTATATTTTAAAATCCTTATTTTTTAAACTATCAGATGCATCAGTAAAAATCTTCTTAGTATATAGAATTTGCGGATAATCATTACCAGTGTTCATATTTAATTTGTTTAATACTTTATTAACTGCTTCAGAATATTTTGTTGGTTGTATAGATGCCTTTACATTTTGATCAGTTCTTTTCCTAAAGTGGAAAGATCTATCAAGAAGATTTTTAGTAATATTTAATCCACAATTATAAAAATTTGTCCAATAATCAGTTTCTTTAATTGATTTAGTTATACGATTTAAACCCTTTTGTAATGGGTATTTATAGCTATTTCCATTAAAATATTTATAGAATAGTTTAGATATACTGAGTTGTTTAAAATCTTGATCAGAAAAATAAAGATTAGTATAATTTTTTAAATCTTTTTCTTCAATTTCTGGCATAGGTATAATTATTTCATCATTTTCCAATTCAAAATTATGTTCAATGTTTGATAATTGATATCTTTCAACAATAACAGCATTTCTTCTATGTAATTTATTTTTTAGTAGTCGATTTGTACTTTTAATTAAAGTAAATGAATTAATTAATTTATTAAATTTATCTTTTTCAAGTACTTTTTCAAAAATTTGATCTATGTCTTTAAATTCATTATTATTCTTTAAACATAAAATTAGAACTCTGTTATATGTTGAATATAATTTTCTATTATCCATTTCTTGTACAATACCTCCATTAATATTAACAAAGAATGGATTAACAATAACATCGTCAGTAAGAATTACTTCGTCGTTTTCAGGTTCGTATGATTTCATAAATTTACTATCAAATTCATCGAAAAAATCCTTATCAATTGAAATAACTGAATCTTTGTTTTCAGTATCAAGACCAAAGTCTAATTCAGAACTCATATTGAGATAATAATACGTCTTATTAGTAGTTATAAATTATTGATTTCTAATATCAATTTTTTTAAATAAATAAATTACCAGCCACCGTCAACACTACTATCACTATCATAATCTTCATCATCTGAAGAATAATCTGCATTAATAGGTAGTGTAGCTTTTGTATCTAATTGAGGTTGATTAACTAGATATTCGAACATAGTTATATCATTTTCATTAGTTTTTTTGATATAATCATTCTTGATACATTTCTCGATTAACTCTTTATATTCATCATCAGTTGGTTTAAATTTTAATCCCTCTTTAACTTTTATATTTAAATCAGTTTCAGATAATTTAGTTTCTCTTTTAATAACATATACAATTCTTGCTTCAATAATATCTTTTTTTCTCAAAGCAAATTCTTCTTTAATTTCTTTATCTGTCATTTCAAAATTTTCTTTACTAACGAGATTTTTTAGAGATAATTTAGTATTTTCCGAATAAAAGTTTTGATTAATACAAAACTCTGTTGATGGATCTGAAGGAGGCTTGTTATCTCTAGTTAATAATTCACAAGTTAATAAACCATTAAGTATATTACCTAATTGTGCAAGTGATATTTTTAGATTTTTAGCAAGTTCTGTTGCATTTAATTTAGACTTATTAGTAAATTGGAGTAATACAAATAATTGTGGGTTTGTTAATTGAATATGATAAGTTTTATCTTTAATTGTTAATTTAATTTGTGACAAACCTAAATTAAAATTCCAAAACAATTTTCTATTTGTATTATTCATTTTATAATATTTTTCAAATATAGTTGTATATATTTCAACTTCTTTTGGAGGGACAAAATTAGTATAATTTGATTTTTTACTATCCGTCCAAGAGAAATATCTTAAAATATTAAAATTAACGTTATCTCTATTCCATGGTACATTTTTATAAATACTGTCATCATTTAATTCAATCTTAATTTTTTTAAATTTTTTAATCATTTTTCTATTTGATTCAATATCTTGAATTTTATTACTCATAGATTTTATTACAGAATTACTATTTGGTTTTTTGAAAAAGTTTAATAAAAATTTCTCTAACTTAATATTAACATTTTTACCTTTTAATAATCTTCTTTCTATTAGCTTAGTATAATAAAGCTTGAAAAAGTTAGTTTCATTTAAATTTGTCATAAACTTTATAATATTTACTAATTCTTTTAGTTTAGTATCAGATATATTATTCATATCTAATTGACTATCATCAATATCATTTTTATAAACTTCAATTATAATTTTATTAAAGAAAAACATAATATCTTCAACAAATTTTTGATCTGATCCTAATGAAATCATAAATTTTTTATCAATTGAAGGATTAAAAATAGATTCTTTATTCTTAATTGTATAACTCAATCTAATAAAAAATTGATTCATTTGGTAAAGTGACATTATACAATCAATTGATGGTTTATTATTCTCAATTAGAGTAGTTAGTAATTCATATAAATATGATTCAGTATTGTTATATGTATACTTATGGTTAATTACATTTTTATAAAATACATAATAACCAACAAGATTGAAAAAATTATTTTTCTTTTCTCCTATTGTTATAGAATTAGCTTGATAAGATAACTTTATAGATAGATTTCTAGAATTAGTATAATACTCTTTATATTGATTTACAAACCAATCAATTGAAAATTGTTTAGAATCTAATTGTGATTGAATATTATTTCTAAAATAAACGGTAAATTTATTTAATGATTTTACTATTATACTAGTTAGTTCTTCTGGATTTGTATTTACAATATTAAATAAAAGATTATTAAAAAGAACTCCATTAACTCTTTTATCTTTATTATTTAATATTAGTTCAAGTAATTGAGAAAATTCATCATTATTTTGATCTTTAAACGTATGGATAAAGGATCTATCAAGATGCTTGATAGGTAATCCATAATTTAATTGACCAAATGATTGTAAATCATCAATAATTGTAGTCATCTAGAGATAATTATATTATTTATTAAATCTATTTAATTTATTCTATCATAATATCAATTTTTTCAATAATATTGAAATATTATTATTATACTTGAAAAAACATATAAATAGGTAAATAGTTACAAATATAAGATGACAGATACTCAGATTTTAGAAAATATTCCATTTTTAGAAGATGGTGATAAGATTGAAATTATATTTGGAAAATTTAATGGTGTGGTTGGAAATTGTAAATTAAATG